TCTATTCCTATCATAAAAGGACTTGTTTTTCTCGTCACCCCCTTAACCGAAAAACTGCTCGTGGCCAAAAACCCACTTTTTTTTCGATAAAACTTTTTTATTAATAATATTAATAATAATAATCATAAAGAAAAAAAGTGGGTTTTTGGGCACAGAAGCATTTTTACAACCAAATAATATATTATTTTGCCCAAAAACACCCGTTTTTGGCCTATTTTTGGCGTTTTTACACCCAAATAATATATTATTTGCCTATTTTTCGTGCCCACTTTTTTTTCCAAAAGTGGGCAGAAAATGGCAAAAGTGGGCAGAAAACCCAATAATTTTAAAATATAAATATTACATTTTATGAGTATTTACCACTTTTGCCCACTTTTGCCCACTTTTATGCCCATTTTTTTCACAAAAAGTGGGCAGAGATTTTTGCTAATTTATCATCGTCTACACCAAGTATCGTCATGTTTATTGAAGTAATCTTCAAGCCACATGATACTCGATTCCACGACATCTGCCGGGTTATACTTACTACCTTCACTACTCTTTGGCATAACATCATACAAAATTTTCAGATACTTAATTACAGTATTTTGATGATAAACAAGCCTGTCTTCAGGAAGTCTACCGGTCATAGCTATTTTCAAATAATTAGCTGCTTCCCTGAGTAAATCAGTATAAGCGATAAAGTTATCTGGAATATCATCAGGTTTAAAATTATCTATCATATGTTCACTGACGAATTTAATAAAAACGTAGCATTCTTCGATGCTAATTCTCTTCTTCATTTTTCTCTAACTCCTCATAACATTCTTTTGGTGTATCTCCAGAACAAAAAAACCTATCGTTTACATATAATTCATAATGTCCGTTTACTAGAATGAGTTTTGTGTTATACTTCATACGTTTATTTCGAAAATAACCTCCCAATTCCATGCATATGGATACACACGTTTTATCACATTATTAAGTTTGTCTTCATGCATCATTATTACCTGATGCTTAGATAATATCATATTATGATTATCGTTTACGTTATTAATAATAACAAAACCGCATTCATCATCTGAGAATAAGTTTAAAAAATCGCTTAAGGTCACAACACGACCCTCCTTTCAATCACATTTTGTATACCCGCAACTAGAGCACGTAATACAACCGTTCGTACGAAATACTGCGTGTTCTCCGCATTTAGGGCATTCTTCAAATATAGTTGGGCCGAAATTCGACCAAAGTTTTTCTTTTGCCTCTTTAACAGTTTTCATAAGATTTGTTCTTTTGTTAAAAGGTAACGGTATAATAAAGTTCAGTTTTTCTCGACTCTGTTCTTCATCGAACGTGTCAATTAGTTTTGAACCTAAGCTAGAAATTTCAATCTTTTCGTTAATAGGTTCGTTATCCTCACAAATATCATTGTTTTCAGGAACAAACTTCCCAAGTTCTTCCAATGCATATCCGACTGCGCACGGACACGACGAACCAATAGATACATCGTTCGTAGTCGCTCGTCTAACAGCGTAAGAAGGACATGTACCAGCTGATTTAAGTTGGTCGATTATTTTATACGACGGAACTCCTGCACGTGCTGCTAAACTTATAAGTCTAGATACAGCTACCATAAATGAGTTACATCCTCCTGTAGAACCTTTCGAAAGGAAACATTCCCGCAATTCGCCTGTGTCAATGTCATAAAAAGATTCCAAATGAAGCGTACCACAACCTGTGGTCAATGTCTTTTTAAGACCGTAACTGTTATCACTAATTGGGATTACCTCACCTCTCTTAAGAGTTGTCTTTGTGTCATCTACTTGTTCTTCAACGACATTAGTATTCTCTTCTTTTTCTTCCTTGTCATTTGTCGTAAGTATTGCTGTTCTATAACAATTGTCCCTGAATACTGTCACACCTTTAAGACCGAGTTCCCATGCTGTAATATACAAATCATAAATATCATCAGGAGTAGCGTCCTCATTTAGATTTACTGTTGAGCTAATCGCAGCATCAATAAATTTCTGCCACACAGATTGCACTTTAAGTCTATTGTAATACGGAATCTCATGTGCTGTAATGATTGATTCTTCTGATGAGAGGTCTATATCACTAACATCAACACACTTTCCATACTTACTAGCTATGACGTCTTTTATTACTTTAGGATACACCGTGTATGTCGTATCTTCGCCGTTAAGACTTTTAGTTACACGATTGTAATGCGTTGCAAACAACGGTTCAATACCACCAGATACGTCAATCATGGTTGAGATACTACCAGTAGGAGCTACCGTTAGGAGTTGCGAATTCGCTAATCCGTATTTGTATATACTTTGGCAAAAATCTTCCGAAGGTTTTGTACCATATCGCTTGGTTCTAATAAAATTAAAAATACTATTATCTTCTGAAATACTTTCGAGTAAATTACGAATATAAGTCGTATTTAACAACCCCTCATAATCCAAGTCTACTTTTTTACTTGGACTTTCTATGGCTAGTTTATTACTTGTTAGGAGAGAGTAATACGCCATTATACTACCTATATCTTGTATAAATATAAAAGATTCAGGACTACCATAAGTTATCCCAAGCTTAATAAGCGCATCGGCGAATCCCATAATGCCAAGTCCAATTTGTCGCCAGCGTTTTACTGATTCAGTCTGTTCACGCAGAGGATGCAAGTTGATACCTTCATCTAAAACCTTATTCAAGGCACGTACAGAAATATCAATAGCTTCTATAAAGTCTAGATAGTCAAAGATATACCTATTATAGTCATTATTCCATTTACAGAATGCGGACAAGTTAAGAGCACCAAGCAAACAGCTTCCGCCAGAAGGAAGAGGTTCTTCTGCGCAAGGATTAACACCACCGTATTTAAATCCGGGTTCGTTACTAAGAAGTCCTCCTCGACGTATGTTATCCCAGAATAAGATTCCGGGCTCTCCGTTTTCCCAATTATATTTACTTAACTTCATCAACAACGCATTTGCGTTTATCTTTTTGCCAGACATGTCTTTTTCGGTCTTAGTCTCGGAATCGTACATACTACGATTAAATATCAATTCGTAGTTCTCTTCGTCTGTGTCTCTAGCCTTGAGCATAAAATCATCGTCAACTCGTACAGACAAATTTGCATTGTTGATTTTGTTAAGATTTCGTTTTACGTCAATGAATTCCAAAATATCAGGATGATTAGATGCCAATGACATCATCAATGCTCCTCGACGTCCGTTCTGTCCTATTATTTCAGTTGTCTTATCATACAACTCCATGAAAGACACTACACCACTACTTGATTTAGCAGCGTTGTGAATAGCAGCACCTTTGAACGACAGCTTACTAAGGTCTATACCACAGCCACCACCGTACGAGAACGTACGTGCGAGTTTCTTAGCCGTGTTAAAGATAGACTCTAGATTATCTTCAGGTGGTGCAATTACGTAACAATTACTATATGTCTTTTTGGAAGTCACTGATGCATTATTACGGTTCGCGAGTATACGACCTCCAAACAGAAACTTCTTGGATTCGATGAGTTTAGCTAATTGCATATCGCCGCCAGTTACTTCGTACAACCATTCGTGGTATGTTCTACCATCGGCGTATTTCTTCTTCCAAATATCCAATCCCAGAGTGTTGTCTTCACCAAGCCACTCTTTTTCGTTTTTGTAAATGGTTTTAAATTTTTCCATAATTACCTCCTTGATTTTTCTACTGTATGATTGATTACTGCTTTTAAAAACATTTCAACATCATCCTGTGATAAATTAACTGCTCGGAATCCATCTGTGGTACAATTCATAAACTCGTTCGGATTTATGATAGACCCAGTATTATCATAAATTTCAAGGTCACGAGTACCAGCAACACCATCGAAAAACTCTATAGTGTATGTGTCACCTATAGTGCAAAGACACTCTTTTTCGTTTTTGTAAATGGTTTCAAAGTTTTCCATAATTACCTCCTTTTTATATATCAAACAAACTATATTGTTTTTTATTGTTTAAATCAGAATCGCTTACCGCATCACAAAACGCATTAACATCATCAAGAGTCATATTAACAGCATTCATATCTGTTGCATCTGTATCACAGTCCATGAAAATAGTAGGTTTAAGATAGAAACCTCTTTCGTTAATCGAAAGTTCATATGTTCCATCAAGATTTTCATAAATTACTACAGTATATATATGATTGAGAGTGCAAATCCTCTTGAATATGATGTCATTAAATTCCTTATAAAATTTGTAAATGATGTTAGAGTCTTCCATAATTACCTAATTTGATTCACGTTATTATGTTCGATTATCGAGTCGAAGAACGCATTAACATTGTCCTTAGTAAGGTTAATGGTCCAATAACCGTCCACAGTACATTCCATTAATTCTCTAGGGTCATAGTTGTATCCCTTATTGTTGTAAATTGAAAGTTCGTACACACCAATCCACCCTTTATCATTTTTGTAAATGAAGTTAAAGTTTTCCATAATTTCCTCCTTTAATCGAACTATCGCAGTATTTTTTTACAGTAGTGATGAACTCTTTGATATCGTCACTGGTTAGATTAATGGCTATAGAATCTTTTACATCACATTTCTTGAAAAACCTCGGGTCTTGAATATGTCCTGTGTTATCATATATCGCGAATTTATACAGACCGTCATCACATTCAAAATATTCAATTCTGTACCAACGTCGATATGTGCTAATTACTTTTTCCATAATAATTACCTCCTTTTTAATTAGCGTCGTGTTCCTTTATAGCAGTGAAGAATTCTTGAACATCGTCCCACGTCAGGTTAATTGCAGTAATACCTTCTACGTCACAATCAATGAAATACTTAGGATAGTGATATGTTCCATTATCGTCGTGAATTTCAAGTTTATACTTACCGTCATCACATTCGATAACATCTACTATGTATGTACGATGTGAAGTATAAATATAATTTTCCATAATTATCTCCATCATTTTAAATATGAAAATCAAGTAGTATACTACTTTTTATCGTGATTTTTTATTGCTTTGAAGAACTCTTGTACATCGTCCCATGTCAGGTTAATGGCCATAGAACCTTTTACATCGCATTCTTTAAACCATTTTGGATGAATGCAAATCCCTGCGTTGTCATATATCGCGAGTTTATACAGACCGTCGTCACATTCGAAATATTCTATTCTGTACCAACGACGAGGTGTGCTAATTACTTTTTCCATAATAATTTTCTCCTTATTTTAAAACTTTTTTCCAAACAATATGAAAATCAAGTAGTATACTACAACGATAATCATAGATGCGAGAAGAGAAAAGAATCCGAATATATATCCGGTAACTGCCAATATGAATGGCGACATCAAAAGTAAGAACGCCAATAAGCTTGACAGACAGTCGAAAATTTTCCGACTAGTAGAATTGTTCGGACACGACAACTCTATTTTATGAAAGATACCGATAAATATAAACGTTGCGAAAGACGCAGCAACAATGAATTTATCCATTATAATTTCCTCCTCAATTTTAACCAATAATTCCTTTTGCCATAAGCAATATACCAACGAAAGTACCTCCGTGTATGATGAACCATGCAATAAACCACGGGATTGAGTACCTCGGTCCGTCATATATCCAACTGTGAGTTCCAATAGCTAAAAATCCAAAACCGAACAACATTCCTGAGAAAAGCAAAATTTCTATCATATTTATTCCTCCATTTTACTATATGTACTTAATGTTCAATATAAGTATCAATGCTAAGCAGAGTGTTCCAATACCCATAAGAATTCCCATGATTATAAAATATAAAAAACTCTTAGGGTTTTCTGTAGAAAAGATACCAGAGCGCCAACAATAACCATGCACCCATACTAAACAGCTTATGAAAAATGAGACCAAAACAGTCACGATTATTAAATATAAATAATTCATATAGAAGACACAGCTGTATCAATTGCGAAAAGAATGATAAACGTTATGACTGCAGCGATAATCCCTACGACAAAATATAAATATTTCATAATATCCTCCATTTTAATAAGTATTTCATATAGAAGACACAACTGCACCGATTGTGCACACTGTGATAAATGCGATGAAAGCGACAATAAATCCTATAATAAAAAAATATAAATAATTCACAATTTCCTCCATACTATTGTTTTATATCATAGACAAGATAATCCCTACTAGAGTGCCAAAGCCGATTGCAAAAAACACACCGATGATAAAAAAATATAAATAATTCATAATTTCCTCCATACTATTGTTTTATCTCATAGACAAGATAATCCCGACTAGAGTGCCAAAGCCGATTGCAAAAAACACACCGATTAAAATAACTGGCCAATTCATATTTTTCTCCTTTTAATTAGACTCTTTTCATTGAAATTTTTCTTCTTCGATAAAGCTGAATTTATGGCTATATCTATAATCGATTTAGTTTTTATATGATAAAAATATAAATCGACAAAACTGGTATTTAAACGGTCTATTCTACCAGCCGATTGCACCATCACCTTATAAGAGTAATTTGGACTGAAAAACACAATCGTATCTGTATCAGTACAGTTCCACCCTTCAGCTCCAGCTGTGTATTGAACTAAATATACCCATCTTTTGGACGTTGGTATACTCTCATGCTTATGTCCGTTCCACTCGGCAATAACCGTATTTTTTAAATACGGTATTTTTTTAAGTCGTTCTAGTTCATAGTCGAAATTATAAAATATAATTAATCGATTATGCAGCTTCTGAATCTTTTCAACTTCACGAGATTTGTTGTCGTTATCATTGACTATTCGTCTAAGAGTGTAACATAATGAACTAATCTGCTCAATCGGCTTATTATTGAAAATATCCCACCGATTTCGCATTACGTATCTGTACTTAGTTACATCGTAGTCACAGAAAACGTTTATATGATGTTGAGTTGTTTTTCGATTGAAGTTCATCGGAACAAGAATTTTGTCTTTGTAAAATATCAATAACCCTTCATCAATGTATTTCTCTATCTTAGGGTATTTCGAAAATTTACTAAAAACAGCATGTTGATGCAAGAATTCAGTTCTGTTTTTATAAAACCCGTTTGCAATAAACACTGGAATATAGTCTTCCCAAGAATCTCCCGGTGTAGCGGAGAGGAGAATCCATTTGTTTTTCTTAGTTATTTGTAAGAAGCATTTCACCCACTCTCCATGTCCAATAACCCTCTGTTCGTCAAATATAAAGAATGCATCTTTAACATCAACATATTTTTTGATGTTGTTCCATGAATCTACTTTAAACGTATATTCTTCTAATCCGCCATGTTTTTGTATATCTGATTCCCACTCATTCGTGTCGCGTTTTCGTGCTGTAGTAATGATGTATACATCTAAATATCCATGTAGTTTAGCGTAGGCAAGAGCAGTTAGTGACTTTCCTGAACCAACGCCACCGCACAAAATACATCCATTATGCATTTTAGATAATGCATCTTTTTGGTATTCTCTAAGTTCCATATATCCTCTCTAAAATATAAAGAATCTAGTTCTATTTTACGCATCGGAACTAGAAAGCGACGGTCAGCTCGCATAGTGGGCATTGTTAAGAGGCATACGAGAGTAAATGACTAGCGCTACTTGTCACCGGCGTTGGCTACGCTGACCCAAACGTCTAATCTTTATTGAATTGATATTACCATTTAATCTTGATTAAAAAGGTAAATCACTATCATCACCATTATCAGAAAAACCATTCTCGTTAGTCTCCATCATCATTTGTTCAAAACGGTCAATTTGCTGGTAAACTGTCATGCCGCTGAGATACGCAGTCTGACCACTCTCACCATTAGGTCGCTCCCAATGATACGGCCTAATATCCATGTCAACCGACTCAATCCTGATAGAATCCAATGCAGAAACAAGATTCTCATCGACTCTTGTCTTTTTATCACCGGATTTAAGAATTATAGTAGGTCCCCATTGATTAAATTTCAACTTAACCTTAATGTATCTAAAGAATTCTCCTTCTTCTGAAGTCGAAGGTTTTACTGTAGGAGAATATCCGTTTCGTCTAAAGAAGTCAACCGCAGCATCGTCAGGAAGCAGTAGACAGAAATTTCTATCTCCTTCCTTATTATAAACACCCGGTTTTCCACTAAAATTCTTAAAAATAATTTTAGCGTTGTTAATCTCTATCGTTTGTCCGTTAGTTTTGCATTCCATATTATTTTTCCTCCTTTTTACCAAAAAGCAAATTAATAAAATCACAAACGAGCATATCTTCTATACTTAATTCATTTTCATTCGGTTTCTTAGTATCTTCTTTCTTTTCTTCATCCTCCTTCGATTGACGAGAATAATATTCTTCTTGAGCCGCCACATCATTTTCACAATAACTGAGCAATTTACACCATTCTTCATCGGTAATAGTAGTTTCGAACTCGAAATCACAATCATTCGTACAATTTATTCTCATTTTATCAAGTTCATCGTAATAGATTTTATGAAACCTATCACAATCGTTTTTCTTTTCTTCACAACTATTATCGGAATCTTCTTTACGATTAACACTCTTTTCGGTGGAGAATTCTCCATGATAACGTTTTTCGAGTTTTTCAATATTCTTGTTAAGAACATCTTCGAACTTGGTTTTATCGATAGCCCATGCCATAAGGGCTACATACCAGCACACGTCACCAAGCTCAAGGATAATCTTCTCCTTCGTATCATCATCAAGCTTATGACCATGATACATGTATTTTTTTATAATATCATTGACCTCTCCGACCTCACCAGACAAACCAAGAGATGCATTAAGAATCAAATCTTTTTGTTCAAATACGTCTTTGTTCAAAGTTTTGAGAGCCAAATCAGTGTAGCTCTCTGTTTGATTTATCCATTCTTCAATGGCATCGCCAAATTCCATCATTGCGTTTGACAATTCATTAACTGCGTTCTTCAATTCGTTAATGTTATCACGGTTAGCAATAAGTGTTGCCAAAATATCATCGTCTTCTTTACATTTTTTCATGGCATTTTCATTCATAATAATTATTTCCTTTCTTTTGTCTTTTTGACAGTCTTTTTATTTTCTTCATACTTTATAGGCCGTCTAGAATTTTCTCTAGCTGGAACACTCAAACAGTAATCGCATGGGTCATCTGCGTCACTTGAGTCATAATGTTTGCATTTTGAACAATAAAGTTCAAATTCAACTATCTTCTCCATCGTTTTCTTCGACAAATTCATTGAATTTTACATATTTACTTATAGTTTTTACAGCATCATCAACTAAGCTTTCGTAATATGAAATATCAATATCGTCTTCCTTTCCTAGATTTTTTACGTCTTCTGATTCGAGCCACCTATAGTCTTTTGTACCTGTGACTGAATCGTATTTAGATGAGCCATCTTTGTTTTTTCTTCTGCTGACCAAAAGACCTCCGCCATGTCCAGATTTTATAGGGCAAAACGCTCCAACTTTTCCTACGTACTGGTAATTGTGTTCGCCGTCAGGAAGAGTTTCATTCATGTCCAAAAGCATTTCCGTAGATACGGTTTTAGTCTCACACAAATCCGAAAATATAATTGGTTCATGTGAAAACAACGTTTTGAATACATATGGAACAGCGAATTGAGTACCTGTCGCGGTCCAATGACCATCTTTGGCATCTTTAGCTATATACACTGCTTTATTTACGAGACACATTTTCTCGTATGTAGCTTCGTGTTCAAAGTTATAACCATACTTCTTACCGAACTCTTTAACCTGTTCAATTATTTCAGGTGTAGCATCTGGTATCTTTATTGAGTCTGTCTTTATATGGGCAACGGTGAATCCTTTAGATTCTACGAATTCCTTTAGGTCCACCATAAATAATGCCCCTCGTTTCGCAATTATATTATCGATGTTTCGAATATCACGAAAACGATTGTCAAACGAAGCGAATGTCTGACCGTAAACTGCATTTATAGGAGTTTTAAGACCGTTCGAAAGATATTTAGAACTAAGTTCTCCTGATTCAATACGACCGACGTATTTTGACAGTTTACCATCCAACATTGTTCTTAATACGTTCATATTTTGATGCTTGACTTCGACTCTCGTCTCTACGAGGTCCATAAACTTTTGTGTATACTTAGGACCGAAGTAACACTCAGATAATGCAGAATGCGGATGCTGAGATGTTATGTCTAACAACGCGACATTAAAATATACTCCGGGTTTAGAATATACAAATCCTCCTTCACCAACCTCGATACCTTTGTAAGTAGATACACCGTTATCGAACTTGTATCCGTCAAAATATGGCAAAAGACTATTCGCTTCACCATGACGAATCGCCATCATATCCGGAAAATACTTTTTCAAAAATATCAATACATCTTCGTCGAGTTCGAAGACCGGTTTTGACAAATCCCTATATCGGAATTCTTTCTGCGGATTCTTCTCTGCACCAAATATAATTCGAGCTGTATGCTCGTTCGTACTTGTGTTTAGAGGCAATCCTGACAAATCAGCAAGTATCTGTCTAGCAAACCAATCGCCTTTTAAGAAATCGAATACCGCTTCGGTAGCTATGACATCGTTGTCACAGTATTCTGCTACCTTCGGAATGTCTTCGTCTTTAACCGGCTCATCCCACGGCATACCGAGTTCTTTGTGATGTATACCCAATTTTATTTCAAACTTCTTCAACGACATTTTGTTTCCAGCTGAAGCAAAATCGTATACATCTGCGTATGACAAACTATATGCCTGACCAAAGAATCCTGTTCCTTCGTTTATTATCTTTTGACTTAGGTTATACAGTTCTTCATTTGAATAACCGATTAACCGTGCGTACAACATATGATTGTCATATCTTTTGCAATTGAACCCGATTAAATTGTGTTTGCAAAGATTGTCAACATCATTTGGTGTTGGGTTTATTAAGCGTATAACTGGATTAACTGCACCTCTGAATTTCCAATTTATTAAAAATAGATTTGGAAACACCTCTACGTCGAAAAACACGATGTCATCAGTGTTATCCTCATTTAAATCTTTGACAGTTTCATGCTCTGAAAAGAATTTCATGTCTGCTACTTTTTTTACGCAATATGCTGCCTGATTTGTGCTGTTCATTGCAAAGGCATATATTACGTTTTTCAAATCGGATACATCGTAGTTAATACCACTATTATACGCTTCTTCCAAAGTTTTGTATATCATGTCTATCGACGATTTGGTCGATGGCATTATTTCTTTTTTCAAATGCCTCGATATAACCGTTCGTATAGCTTTTTCATTTTTTAAACCATTAAAGTCTATCACTTTGTTTTCTTTTTTTATTGGAAGTCCTGAATTTATTACGGCTATTTGCTCGTTGTTACATTTCGTTAAAAGGCGTCTTAATGACGAATTGCCATTGAACACTTTTACTTCTATGTTCTCTGAGTAAATGCCTGCTAGTTTAGAGACATCTCCTTCATAAATATAATGTAAGTGAACACCTTTACCGCTCTTACTCAACTCTGCATACGTCTTTGGAAATTTTGACGCAGCTTCGATGTTTTTAGCTAAAGACTTTTCGCCATTGTCTTTCAAGTCGAAGTCTATAACTATATGATTAAGCGGCACCTTGACATAGTGCAATATAGACGTATCAATAGATGATAACGTGGTTTTAACCGAATCCCATTTTTTATATGGAAGACCGTCGTTATTTGCATATTGCGCTGGTTGGTCTTTTAAAATATCATCCAGAACAGACGGTTGAGATTTCATAGAAAGCCATCCATTGTCAATATGATTGTCACTTTCGCATTGAGATTCTTCCGATAAATTCAACTTAAAACCATGATAATAACTCCTAGCTCGTGTCCCATCCTCCAAAATATAACGTTCGTGATACTCTTCGAAATAATTTCTCAATTCTTCTCTGAATATTCGCATAGAAAACGGATACTGAACTTTTGCTTCATCGCAGTAGTTCTTATACATTTCCCATGCGACTTTAAGCGGAACGCCATTGTTTTCCATAAATTTGTTATACGAATCTAAAACAAAATTATAAAAGTCATTACTAGCGTTCAACATTATAACTGGAACGTATTTATCATATTTTGTCGGATTACTCAGATAGACATTTTTACACTTATTCGCAATTGCTCCAAGTTCAAAATCTATCTTTTTAGTAAGCGTATTGTATTTCTGCTGGCTTACCTTCTTACCTGTTGGTGATACATCTATCAATCGTCTGATTATACCAGAACGTGAGTCCGTTATCTTAACGGGCTTGTTTGTTCCCATGAATAAGAAACATCTGTACCGATTACTGTACAACGACTTATACTTCTCATTCACAGTCATCATCTCGTGTGATACAAGACTGTTTAATCTAGTGTTATCTTCGATTCTAGACAAATCACCGTCATGCTGTATACCAACTAACGGATTACACTTAAACGGTTCAAGAGCAAAAGAGTTGTTAGATGAACCTAAGGCCTTGGCGTCAAATACAGAATAATATCCTTCGAACAACTTCTGGATAATATTAAGTACTGTTGACTTACCAGTACCAGCAGAACCGTAAAACACGAGAAATTTCTGTATGTTTACTGAATCTCCTGTTACGATTGAACCTATGGCCCATTCTATCTTTTCCTTTTCTGTTGAAGAATATAAAGTACCGACAAGTTCATCCCATGCATCCGTAGGACCATCGTTTAACGTATAAGATAGCTTTTTTGACACATAGTCTTCTTTTTTAGGATGCTGGTCTGCAAAAGTTATTCTATCATCTAATTGTACGTAGTTGTCTCTAAGATGCTTCTGGCAATATTTATGCCATTTATCTATGAGACCTGATTCTGAATCCCAAAGAAATTTTGGAATGACCGTAACGTCAGGTTTCTCCTCTTGCAATTTATTTGCGTACTGTTTTACGTCATTGTCAATCAGGTTCAATAGAACGTTTTCGTCTGTAGACCATAATTGTTCTTTCTCGTTCCAAACGGCATAAAAATCGCCGCCTCTTATCATCAAATCGTTAGTACGATTAACAATAAATTTAGGATAGACTTCAATTGTCATATCCTTACTTCTTTTAGTTGCTATTAAATAGAAGTCCATCCGTTCTCCTTTCTATACGTTTTTGATATATCAATGACATAGTTCTGTCATGAAGACCTGCATCTGGTCCCAGATAGACAACGTTCGCATGTCTATTTTTTTATTACGTGTCACAAATGGAGACCCGCTACCGTTTTTCTTGTATGTTTTAGTACAGAATTTGTCAATGATATCCTTAACCTTTTTTTCATCGAAATTTGAATCTGTCATATCTATGAGGCCCATATTTACTATGAATTCCCAAAACCATTGAGAACCTCGATAACCATATTTCGGGTCATACAAAGTGTTCTCAATTTCCATCGCTAATTCGACGAGAAGCTCAAATACAGACGATTCCTGAAACGGAGGAGCATATTCATTGAAATTGCTTAACCTCCGTTTAAACAACGCGTTGTTAATCCTAGAATCGTCCTCGTCGAACTTATTAATGTATGGTGTTGAGAAAAGACATTTCAATAAAAGTGAATATTCACTCCTATAAAATATCTTCCTCACCAGATATGAGAAATATGCATTCTCATCGTTCATCATTAATCCTCAGCTCAAATCTTCTGCGATTTCATAATATCTCTTGAGAGTGTTGTTTTGGATATAGACTGCATCTTCATCGGTCTCCCTAAAAATACGCTTAAACGCATCTCCTACGTAATCTACGTAATCAGTTATCTCTCGTCCCTTCAAATCATACATCTTATCTCGTTCAGTGTTATATTCCCACTGAATCATCTGATAAGTTGGGATTTCTCCGTATTCAGATGAATCGATAATCATGATGTCCGTAGACGCATCAATGTAACAATCTTTCGGTATACCGTCATAATCGTCATCTTTTTCATAACAAATAACATCATCATCGGTCAATTCATCGTCGTCAGATGAAAACATTTCAAACTCGTCATCCGGATACTCGTCGTCATCGAATATATCATCCGACTCGATGGAGCCAGAATAAATATCAATTACTTCTTTTGCAGTTTTTACCGCATCATCCATATCCTTTTTAAAGTCGTCATCATCGTTACGAAAAAACTCATTTACCATATCGGTATATTTTCTTTCCATTTCGTCCTTCTTTTTCTTAAATATAAAGAACGATGTAACACCTGTGATAAGACCTCCGGCAATAACACCACTTACAAACCACATCCAATTAGTCATAGTATTTTACCTCCTTCGTTAGATATACTGCAATACATCGCCTTGGACATTAAAGTCAAGCCAAATGCCGGGCTCGTAACCGTTGATAAACAAACGTTTTGATTCATCTGAAATATCATAGATACCAAAATCAATCTTTGCATTTTTGTCTATCTTCTTGCTCCAGCCTACGAGTTGTCCCTGCGGTGTCCTCGGGAATCCGAGCATTTCATACACCTCGTTAAGGGTCATAGTCTTATTTACGCTGAATTTTTCATTCGCGAACCGTTGCATCTTCAACAGATAGAACAATCTATCTTCTGCGTCATCAGTCCAACCCGGACTCCCTTTACAGAAGCACCTTGTATAGGCACTGTGCTCAGGTTCGATGGTCTTTTCAGTTTGTTTTTTCTTCTTAGACGTAGACCCATCTTCAGGCTGTTTAACATCCTTTACATTGAATCTGAACTGCCTATCAGCATCCTCACCGTACTTTTCTTTCACGTTTTCTCGGTACTTATTAAAAGCACTCGAAACTCCGATAAATGCACTACCAAGCGTGAGGTAGCGTTTGTTCAAGATACAATGTGCTCCTACAAACGCAGCAGTTGTAAGACCACCAATTAGTACGGAAGGGATATATGCTTTAACGCATTCGCGAGCGTAAGTTACGTCATTTACCTTCGTATCATTAGCAATATCGTCTTCCGTATATTCGAACGTCTCATCGTTTTTTGCTTCTTCAATGTCAGCAGCGATTTCTTCATGCTTCTTCTTAGCCACAATCTGCTTTTCAGCGCCTTTTTTCACAGAATATCCAAACACGCATATACCGATTACACCCATAGTAGTAAGCGCTGTAGGCAGACATGCATTTACAAAATTTTTAATTGTATTAAATGATATCATTACATTTCCTCCTTTGCGTTCTTCGCATATGTTTTATTCTTAATCTTTATAAGACGGTTCAAATACCATCTTGCTTTCTCCAAATCTTCAATTTCATTCTTTTGGTCAAACCGCCAAATATACTTAATAATCTGACCTACATAAAATCCTTCAATACCATTCTTATTAGAAATGGCTGATTCAATGGCGTCGATACATTCTACTTTCGTTCCAGAATAATGCCTAGGATGATTCACAGTATTCATTCTTTTCTCCTTTTAGATACTTTTAAATGATATGGGTTTGGGAAATTTTATATACCATTTCCCGTTTGAAAGATAAACAGAGGCTGTCCGTAATGAAGTCCAGCCGTAATCGTTCGTTACATAATCGAACGGAATATCCAGAGCATCGTACATCTCCGCAACAGAAACCATACCGGTGGCTTCTATTTTAGATGTTAATGCTTGGAGTAGATTCTTGGCTTCTGTAGGATTATTGAAGTTTACACTGTTATAATCCGACACTGTTGCTTTCTTCCAATTAATCGAGTTAATTTGCTGACTGTTACCAGAAAGGTTATAGTTAGTATAACCATTATTATTCGAATAGTTTTGAAAACTATAATTTGTATAATTTCCTCCGTTTGAAAAACGACCTTGATTATTAGACTTTATGTCTTTTCTATAAATAAGATAATCGCTGCCATTTTTAATCAAATTTGACAACAAATTTTTTAAACTTGGGCTGATTAACTCAACCCAAAGGTCTTTCGCCATTTTTAAAAAGACCGAATCTGGTTTAGACAGACTTGCCTTAGGTGTATTAGGAGTATTTTGTTCCTTATTTTCCATGAAAAATATAAAGGAGACTGTGTTTTTAATCACAATCCCCTTTACATACCTCCTTTTTTTTAATCGTATTGAGTTTTATTTAACTTCTTCTCCGTCACAATCAATCACGTCACAGTCGTTAATGTCAATAACTTTTTTGTTTTTGCGTTCCTTATGTTTCCTGTCAATCAGCTTATACAGCTTAATACCGCCGTAAATAAGACCGCCGATTAATGCCGAAGCACCGATACCGAGTCCTATTCCTCCAAGCGTTATGTTTTTCGCTGATGCTACTGCTGTTTCAGTAATATCAGTTGCGCCAACACAGTTGGTTACCGCATTTTCAACCGCGTTCGTTACGTGAGTTACGTTTTCTTCGTTCATAATAATAAATCTCCTTTAAATTTAAAAATTGGGAAGTATCCCATAATAGCACATGTTTTTCTCGTTAAAAAAATAAAACAAAAAGGCCATCGTTTTATTGATGACCCTCTTGTTTTCTACTTACCTATTTTACCTATCATGTATATTATGATGTATACTTCTATGGATAGGATGTGTGCATTCGTTCCTCAATGCTTCCGCTTCGTCTTTCTTAGACTTGCGTACAGCTTTTGAAATTGATATAACACAAATTATTCCAATAATAAGCCCTACTATCATAGTATCCTCCAAGTTTTAATTTTTTTGGTAGTATCCCATAATAGCATTTGTTTTTCTCGTTAATTTGTTCTTATCTCGTACTTTTTTATTTCTTCCGATATTTCTTTTTTCATATCGTTTTCCAAATATCTTGCTATAAGAAATCCACCTATCATATCACAGACGGTTCCTAAAACGTTAAACATGTTCATCGTCGAATCTTCCTCCTGTTATAAGCCAACTGTTAGGCAGCTCACGTATTTTTTTACAAAAACTAATCCATTCGTACAATTTATGAGAATTTCGCTCATTATACATCTTGTGTAATACCTCATAACTAAGCATAACCGTTCGTTTTTGATTATACGAACTAGGTAGTATTTGAATTATATTCCACCAATATTTTTTGTCCTTTGTTTTTAAATATAAATCGCGATTCTTATTTAAAGATACGATTATATTGTCTAGACAATCGAAATCCGTTAACATATCAGTGCTAAAATCTTCTCGCACGAATTTTTTAGCCGTTATCTTATGCATGGTTGAGCACGAGTTGCTTACAGACCCTACTTTATATGTGTCGAACTCTTTCCACCAATATAATGGTGCGACAATATCCATATATACTACTATCATTCTTAGGAATTTTCTGTGCGACGGCCCTGCTTTGACAAGTTGATTCATCAAAGTTGCGTCATTGTACCCTAGAAAATATACATTGTCTGAAGATTCAACATGGAGCTCGGTTTCATCTATCATAGCGTCAATACGAGGGATATTACTATACCCGCTATCTGATTTGTCCCAAGAATTCATTGGGTTACGCATCCCTCGTATCGACTCTTCGAAACCGTAAACGCTCACTTTATCTATAGTCAGCATTATCGATTCCCCTTACAGCAATTGCGGTTCTTCAAACGACAACATCAAGACGTAAAAATTCTCATCTATACAAGCTCTACGATGCCAAAAATGCACGTCGTCTTCAATCCACCACAAATCTTGCATATTTATAGGATATTCTTCGTCATAATAGTTCTTAAATATAATGTCCATGTCCAACTGCCTATAAAAATCCATAACGGAACACCTTCCGCGTTTGCGTACAACTTCATTTACATAATGCTCAGCTGTCAGGAGTTCATCCATTGTAGTCTCCATGTATGACAAAGTAAACATGTCATAGACAAGTATAGTATCAGGGTTATCATCAGATATACTTATACCCATATCTTTTACATCTTGTCTAGCGATGTCTTCCTCAATTTTATCCTTAAGTCCTGCCTTTTCCAACGCTGAATTGATTTTGTCTTTGTATTTACTGTAAGATGCGTTAGCAAACGTGTAAAGTCCAATCAAAGATGCCTGTTGTCTGTTGGACAGAATTGTATTTCCAATGATGCTAGCCACAGTACCTATTCCAGTAGCTATTACAGGAGCATACGATTTGACGTCACTAATAACAGCATCTTTTTTTGTGAAATTGTCGCCCTTCTGTTTTTTCAACTCTTCTTTTCGTTGTACAGCTTTGGGCGTTATTTTAGCCGTAAGTACGATAGACGCTACCGTTCCTGCAACACTCAACGCGCTCAGAATATAATTCCCATTTTTTTTTAAAAATTCGCTGAAACTCATTTTGACACCTCATCTTTAGCTTTTTTAAATTTGTTCTTTACAGAATTTTTAAACGACGTCCACTTTGCAGGATTTCGTTTTATTATGATAAACGCTGCGATACCGACTGGTATAATTATGTTAGTTGTCCACAATCGTATTTCCCTCATCAGTTCCACATTCCTACTCATATAATTATGCCTCCAGATTAATAAGAATTGTTAAAATTGTATACAGGGTCGCTACTATACGAAAATACCAGCACCGGATACCCGTGCTTTGACTTTTCGTAATGATACACAATATCAAGACCATCACCAGAACGTCCATACTCCTTGGACGTCCAGCCGACTATATCTCCAATATCTGAACCATCTTTATCTAGATACGCATAGAACTCATTTAATGAGCACGCATCATAATTCATTATGTCTCTATTTACACTATTAATAGCTCGTTCGAGACTTAAGATATTCGAATAAAAATATCTTCCAGAATACGAGTCATAGCACATCATCTCATCCATCTGGCATATGTCATTAGGCGAAGGCGTTGAATCATTGGAATCCATAGATTTCTTATTAGCTTTCTCTTGTATTGAGTCCTTAACTTCGTTAGAAACCGTGTCTGCAACCGCAGATTTATAACTAGAGAGCGCATTCTGTGTCACTCCAACCAGCGTAGACGTAGCTACGATTGAATTATTTAATCCAATAGCGCCGGCGATTATCGCTCCTGACGACGTAACAACATTAATCGCGACCGGAATATAGCTCTTCCATGTGCTCTTTATTTTTTCTTTTCTGGAAATCAACTTATCAGAATACAAATTAGCGTGCTTTTTGCCAATGTTGAAAAGCTGGATTCCAGAAAATATCAATCCACCGATTCCAGCTCCAATTAAAATGTTAGATTTTAACCTGTTATTCACTTTTGAAACAATAGAACAGACTGTTTAATCTGTTCTATTTTACCTCCAATCTTTTATTTTTCTTAGAATGCTTATTTTGTTAACTTCTTAAACAAGCTTTTCGCCGCCTCCGAAGTAAACATGCTATCACCTGAGTATTCGACAAATAATGAAAGCAAGAAGACACAACAACTTATGCCGACTGGCACGAGCGATGATACTATTTCCCGACGCTTTGTATACGCGTCGGTAGATTTTATAATCATCTCCCGTACTTTAATTAAACGGCCTAATTGCTTGTCGTACTCGTCATCATTGATGTCAAGTTTGTTCAGTTGAGCCAATATTCTTCGTTCCTCGGCTTTCAAGCTTTGAAAGTTAGTTTTAGTTCTTTTCATACAATCCTCCAAAAATATAATTGGGCTTTATCCCATAAAACGACCTGTTTTTCTGGTCAAACAAGAACACTCACTGTCTTTCAAGTGAGTGCCCCGTTTTGGGTTTTAAACTTCTTAGTTAATATTCGTCTGGTTTGTAATTATTTCACTAAGACCATACGAGACGTCAGTTAATAGACTGAGGATGTCCCTATATTGATTATCTAGAATCTGCGCGGCGTTTCTCATACTCCACAGATTCTGAATCACCAATATACTTGCGGTGATGCATTCCTCATATTGTTTCTTCGTCTTTTCATCGTTCATGTTCATGTTCATAATAAACCTCCAAATATAAATTAGGAAATAATTTCCATAACAGTATATGTTTTTTTCGTCAAACAAGAACACTCACTGTATTTCAAGTGAGTGCGCTCATGGTTAACACCTTATCTTTTTCTTTTTCTTGTTCTTATTTTTTCAGCGATATGCATAATTATAACGCTTAATGAAAATATCTCCATCAATGTTAGTAACGCGTACAGATATACGCCTACAAACAAACTTCCTGTTGTATCATAAATAATTTCCACAAGCGCTTTCCATGCTCCGGTGAACATAATAATCCTCCAATAAAAATATAATTTTGGTATTTATCCCATAAAACGACATGTTTTTATGGTCAAACAAGAACACTCACTGTATTTAAAGTGAGTGCCTTTGGTTTTTGATAATCCTTTATTTTTTCTTCAATCCGTGAATGTAGACTTTACGAACTTCTTCTCTTATCATCTCACGTTGTTGTTTTTTGTTTCCTATGGCGCTTAGCACGCCTCCTGCAAAAGAACATACAAGTCCGAGAATAATTAAAGTTGCCATAAAATTTTTCCTCCAAAATATAAAAAATTATTAGGATTCTATCTATCCCATAATAGCACATGTTTTTCTCGTTAAAAAGGAACACCCACTGTATTTCAAGTGAGTGCCCAAGGAAAACAAAAATATGAGACTTTAGTTTATTACATAAGTTTCCTCCTTTCATAATAACACTATATCATATATTTACTCCATAATAGTATTTGTTTTTTTCGTCAAAAAAGAACACCCACTGTTTTTCAAGTGAGTGCCTTTCGGTTTACCTATTTTATTTTTGTCCGTTAGATACTATCAAATATACTCCAATGACTAAGAGTATTATCCCGATAACCATATCTTTCCTCCTACAATATTTATTAGGTATTTATCCCATAATACACTATGTTTTTCTAGTCAAAAAAGAACACCCACTGTTTTTCAAGTGAGTGCCTTAGTTTGTTTCAATCCATGTTACTTTATAAACCATTTGAATATTTTACAAACGACCAATATTACTGTTAGTGCCATCACCATCAACAGAAGATATGGAGCATAACTTATTATAATAATACTCCCTATTGCTGCTAATGATAAAAAAATCAACACCAGTATTGTAATCATATTGTTCCTCCTAAATGTCAAAAATATTTCGGATTTTACTCCATAATATACTATGTTTTTCTCGTAAAAAAAATAAAAAAGAAAGTGTAAGTCAATATAGATGTGCACCCCCGTTTATATTAATTAGATATAAACAACTCGTGCTGTCCTTACGGTCCCCAACCCTTACAAGTTGAGCATCTTCATTAGTTCATTCATACTTACAATTCTCAATTAGGTTCTTGTACTTACCTAATCTTTCTTTTCATAATATACTATGTTTTATTCGTTAAAAAGAACACCCACTGTTTTTCAAGTGTGTGCCCCAAATTTGTTTTGTTTTCAATCTAATTTCTTGCAGATGCGATATACCATTATTATTCCTCCAATAATCATGATAATCGGTAACAGTTTCATCAGCCCTATAACGGACAACAATATTGTTACTGATATAAATACGGTTATCATAATTAATCCAAGAATTCCAACTGTCATATCATTTCCTCCAAAAATATAAATTATGGGTATTTATCCCATAATACAACATGTTTCCATCGTTAAAAAGAACACCCACTGTTTTTCAAGTGAGTGCCCAGTTTTGGGTTTTAAACCTTATTCTTCGTCTTCATCCTCATCATCGTAGTCATCGTCGAACGTAGAAATTAAATCGAAAGGCCGAGTCATACATATCCAATCAAGACGACCTTCATCTTCATCATAGTTCTTAAGCTGGAATACAGTTTCCATTCTGACACCTGCAATCTTAAACTCAATAAACAATTCACATGTATTACGGTTAATGTAAGTTTCAAGAATCTCTAATTCCGAGCCACAGAACTGTTGAGTTAAGAGGTCTATCCAAGATTTCAGATGTTCCTTTGATACCTTTTCAAATTTCTTCCTCGTTTTCTCTAGTTCAATAACTTCCTTTGAATTTGTCTTCATAACATAAATCCTCCAAATATAAATTATGGGTCTTTATCCCATAATATACTATGTTTTTATCGTTTAGGCTCTTTGTACGTCATTGCGAGGTCTGAATCCGATATGCCGTTAGTAGTCGGGTCGTTAACAATACCTAAAATTGTTAAAATTATAAATACTGTAGAAACTATGTCGAGTAACGAAGACGATATACCGCCAAGGTCTAAGTTGAGACCGAATAATTTACATACCTGCGTTACAAGTAAAATAACAGCTGGTATCATGGTCGTCCAAAATAACTTGTTCTTTAATCTAACTTTAAAATTTAATTTCATATGTTTTTCTCCTCTATGTTTTTCTCCTCAATGAGCTTTTCTATGTTGTTTAATCTTTTTTCTAAGTTACATATTTTAACAGAACAAACTTCATATGACGTTCGTAAGTTGCATAGTTCAGCAGCAATGTGTTCGTATGATAATGTATTCTGTTCTATCTTTTTTTCTATCTGAGTTAATCTATAATTGGTGAGCTTGTTCGCAGTAAGTATACCACCGAATGTTCCAATTATAGTACCGATAAAGGATAGAATAGCAACTAAAATTGAATTATCCATATGTTATCCTCTCCACACTGTATATGATGTATTTATGTAAACGCGATTTAATGGTTCAGTAGATTTTGTTCCATCTTGGTCGTATACACTTGTTATAGTTAATATACCTATTGTTGACAAAGTAGCATAGCACATTCTATCATTGTCACATGGAAATATAAAGTCCATATCGTGTTTTGGTGAAACATTTCTCGGAATAATAGTTAAAATCTGACTGCTTGTTAAACCTTTTGCTCTTTTAACAACCCCATCTAAATAAATCATACTGTTATTTATTTCACGGTAACTTAATTTAGAGGAGTCGTTGTAATTTTCGAAACTAGACTGTAATGTTAATTCAACAAAACCTGTATCTGGTATTTTAGAAATTATCTCTGTTGCTGCGGAATCTGCAAGTTTATCGCTAGTTATACTATTGTTTAATATATTCGAACCTGATATAGCTGCTCCTGACGATAAATTGAACAAAACCACAGCAGATGCTTCTTCTGTCTCATCAGACATCTTAACGTATCTAGTTATAAAGCCCTTTTTTATCATATAATCATAAAAAGACTCTAATGTAACGTTATTTAAACTTTTAAATGCGAACGCTGTTTTATGAACGTCAGTAATATCAGATAATTCGCTTTTTAATTCTGCTACAGAATTACTTCTAGCTGCAGGAGAAGAAATATCATTTACAATCATAGCTCTGTGGTTTGTTATATTAACTATTACTCTATCACCATCAACAACATCTATGGTTGAAACCACTGGAGTGTATTCAGTTGAACCATCCAATTTAACATAAATCTTTCCTTCGTTTATAACGGCGTATCCATAAACAGTAGATGATGTTTTTGGTTTTTCTTTTTTAAACGTAGACGCAAATGTCTTAACTATGTTCGGAGGCAGCTTATACATGGTACATAGTTCCTTTCCACAAATTAACTGGAAATGCTGCTGTCTCAGAAACTGACATTGATTTACCACAATTATAGGTCTGAGACATAACTTTAGCCTTAATATTATATAATCCAGCCTTTTTGTAATTTAATCTTATAGAATCACCTATGGTTACTGGACAATAGCCGTGGGAATAATTCAATTTATAAGTTACGGTTGACATCTGTTCAAGCGTTCGTTGAGCATAGTCATCAACTTCGTCTTGAGTTGGATTACCTACGATAACCGGTTGGGTAACCCTAGCCAGAATTTCACGACCTCTAGACACAGTGGAAGTAGGTGAATCTGGGTCATCATTGACAGCTCTCGAAAAAATATAATTTTTATCGTCAGAATAAATTACTTCTACCGTGTTAGGTATGTCACATAAATCGTATTCCATAGTTATACTAGGAAGAAGTATGGATGAGTTATCGTCATTGAATTCCCATATAGGTACTGTCTCAGAAAACTTTACATCTTTTTCTAAAATAATTTCTCCAGAAGGTGAAAGTGCTATATGATGTTCTGCCTGACCTAACAAATCGCTTATGAAAGTCAGCCAATCGTCACCTGAATCAGCAACGAAATCGGTTAAAAGATTTTTGCTAAATGTTTTTCTAACAACTGGTGCTCGACAATGTTCTGTAATTAACGTTATAGCACTTTCTAATATATTGGAACCCATTTTTAAATAATACCCTACAGGCGGTTTACCATCTTTTAATTCATACAACGGAGAATATGCTTGAAGATTTTTAGAAAAAACTTTTCCGTCAAACGATAGAGATGGTGTCTGAACCAGACTAGTATTCAAACACATTCTTTCTCTGATTCCATTTTGAACTACAATTAAATATGTTCGTATATACTTTTCTCCATCGAATTCATGAGTATTGAATGTAGCAGAACAAAGAGTCTCTGAAGTCAAATCTCTTTGAAAATCTGAGCTTATTACACTACTTAAACGAGTTTTGTCTTTCCAAGTGTTTTCATCAACGTAGTAATATTCAAACGATTGGGTCATAGATTTAGTCCAATCTACCATAATTACATTCCTCCCTCAACTCTGGTTATATCTAGTGTTACAGGAACTGTTACTGCTAGATGTGTTAAAGAGAACGTTACATTTATGTTAGCCCAATAACCTACACCGGACGGTTCTCTAACATAAACATCGCCACAATATAGATTAAGACGTTGCAATTGATATAATGTCTCTTTATCGTATTTAGGAACTTCTACTTTCCATGAACCAGTTTGCTTTTTTAACACACCGTAATACGACACTGGGTTTTCTCTACCTGCGTACTCAACTAATGTAACGTCTTTAGATATTTTATTGTCTACATCTATGTTATAGGGAAGTTTTAATAGAGAACCATTCCAACCATTACTTTCTTTGACTCTGTCGTTACTGTCTATATCATACGGGACATAATTTTCATCCCACTGAATAATTATAGCCTTCTCACCGAATTCAATACCCGGAACGTCGTAATAATTCATTTCTCCGGTGGTAGAAGATTTAGCGACGATTCTATATCTAGCAGAATCCAAGGCTGGATGAGGGTCCGTTGCATATATGTATCTATTACCGTCTGTTTCTTGTTCAATGTTTTCCATAATTGTTGTGAATCGTCCGTCGTTTTCTCGTCTATAAACAGATAAATACATCTTTACCGGTTTAAACCCAGTATCAAATATACAATAAGGACGTATATACGCCTGATATGTGTCTCGGTTTATAGCGATTTCAGCATTAGGTTCCGGTACAGTTTGAGACCATGCGACAGTAAAGGTATATTGACCCCATCCGACTAGACCGCTGTTCATAGTGACATGTAAGTCTAACGTATATTCGCCATTATTATCTAATTTGACGTCTTTAGGAGTTAATGTTTTACTAAAATTCGTGTCAATGTCGAAATGCTCAGAATATAAAACGGTACCTTTAGTAACAACTATGTCATTACCGTATGAATCTTGGCTATCAAAATTGTTGTTAGCCGTTATTTCTAATAAGTATGTAATAGGCTTTTGGTTGCTAGCAACATATATACCCGTTACTGTTAATGGATATGAAACTACAGTGTCTACCACTTCGTTTCCAGTTCCATCGGTTAGGTGCATTTCTAACGATGGAGATATATACACGTTAATAGTCTTTTCTTCTGAGAAGTCGCTGTAGTCATCTAACGCGCCTTTTGTCTTAACTCTCCAAGTTATAACAGCGCCGTCTTTGAAAAACTCAGGTAAATAAGCACTCTTTAACGTATACGACGTCGTCTCTCCGGTTACATTTATTTCTTTTGGTCTCGCATTAGGTGAGGATAACACTATCGTTGCCGCAGTTTGTTTCGAATTATCTTCCGCATTATGTAGCCAATATAGTACTACAGTATCAACAACTGAAGCGGTAGTTGTTGACGACCATGTTGTAGGAGGATTCGGTTTTTTTCCTAAAGATACTCGTCCGTACGATACAGACCAAGGTGAATTACCTGCCGAGTTAACAGCTCTTACTCGGAAGACGTATACTTTTCCTGTTTGTAACCCAGTTTTTTCAAAACTATTATACAATATACCGGTTATGCTAGTAGCGGTATCCTGATAAAAGAAATCAGAAACTTTTTCAGCATATTCAAGTTCGTATGAAGTAGCAGTTGGAGACTCACTCCAAGAAATATAAATTGATGTTAGAGAAGTAGCTCTACATTCTGTTATTTCTCCGGGAACTGGTGGAGGAGTTAAAGTCGCGGACGAATATGCACTCCATTCCGATATATTATCCGTTGTAGTTCTAGCTCTAGCCTTTACTCTATACGTTTTACCGGGTAGAAGAGTTACGACATAGCTTACCGCGTTTGTTATTGGTATGTCAAGCCAGCTACTTCGTTGTAACGTGTTACTTCCATCGACTGCCACCGCAAACTGGATTTGAGAACCTCTTGGATATGTCAATCCTTCCAAAGACATAGTTAAGTTATATAGTTCGTCGAGTTCTGCTTGAGGAGTAGAAGGCGCTGAAGGTGGCGCCTCCTCTTCAACAACAAAATAAACCCAACTACTATATTCGGATGTCCAATAACTATGTTCATTATTATTAGAATCCTGATACGTTTCAGATATAGCTTTTACCTTAAAACGTATCTTTTTCGCATGACTTGGAATACTCCAAGTCTCTTGTTTGGTAGACGGACTTCCTTCCTGACCGTCGAACCATCCCTGAGAGCCAGTTGTCAAGGTATCTACTTTGTATTGCCATTTGGTTTTATAGTTTGCAGTATGAGTTTTATCCCATGTCCATTTGGCAAATAATGTATTTGTAGTACCTGTTTGGACTTCGAATTTAGTTACAATTGGTGATGCCATTTTACATCCTTTCTTCTACTCTGACTGCGTTTATAAGCTGTAATACCGCATTCGCTATAGTCGAACCGTCATCGTAGGAAATTCCATTTATTTCGTAATTGTTTACTGTTTTAGGTGTACCGGATATGTTCTTCAAAATATCAAGCGGAGATATAGTGTTCGAACGATTAGCGTTAAACATGCTATTGGACGTAGCCGCTAATCTGAACGAAGTGCTGATACTAAATCCGTCAAATATAGAGTTAATCCGTTTACCGCCAGACGTAATATCTGATAAATCAAGAATCGGTCTAATTGTAGGCTGAAACTCAGTTGATAAACTAATAGCGTTCGCTACGTCTTCGGCGGCGCTTTGTAATCCGTTTGCTTTAGTACCAGCGTGACCACGTGTCTTTTTATCGATTGTAGAGTATATACCGTCGAGTATAATACCAGCCCTATCTTTTGCTCTATCAGCTTTATCAGACATACCGTCAATGATGGAAGATATTATTTTTACACCGATATTGTAGAAATCATTTGTAGCATTCGGGCCTATTCCTAAACGATAATTGAATTCAGCAATTATAAGTGACACTACATTACCAGCGCCGATTCTTATGCTTTCTTTTTTATTATCATCATTTAAGGTATTGGCTATTGTTTCCATAACTGTAGTCATTATAGTTGCTATCGGTTTTTCGATAGGGTCTAACAATGCGTCACTGAAACCTCTTTTTGTTGTTTCACCAGCAGAATAACCGGCAGAATATAATTGCTTATACCCGTCTTTATATGCTAAAACGTAATTATCGATAGATATATGGGCAAAATCTACTAAAGCTTCCGCGAAATTATTCAAACCAGAGAAGTCGTAATTCGCCATTTTGGTATTAAAATCGTACATAGCATCAGCTAACGCTGTTAATTTAGCACCAAACGAATTAGCGCCGGTTGTAGTTACACTTTCCATACTTGCACCAGCCGCTGATAAATCGTTTATCGCTTGCGCTGCGCTTGTTACAGCCGTTTCATCTATGTTCTTTACTTTATCGCTAAAACCTTTAATTTTTTCGCCTAAAGTTTTGAAATTATCACCGAACTTACCGATTAGATTCTTATCCAAAATAGCTTTATTGCCATTTTCTTCGGACGGTAATACACCGAGAATGCTTGTAACAATATAACTTACATCATCCACCATGCCTTTAGGGTCGTCGCCTAAATTACCGTCAACTGTGGATGAGAAATTTACTACTGACGTACCGAAACTTTCCAGCTGTTCTCCAAAATCACTCAAGTCTTTTTCAGACGTGAATAATGATGATATAACACCCTGTTGAGGAGCTAACGAGTTTGTTAAAGAAGCGAAAATATTACCTGCGTAATACGCTGCGTCTACTGCTCTCGGATTGATTTTAACAGTACCGTTTTCGTCTACGACGGCATCACTAAATCTAATCATAGCTTGTCCGTAAGCTTCTATACTAAGACCGAAGTCTTCTAAGCTTTTGGAACCAGCTACTTTTTGCCAGAAACCGTTTGTCGTAGGAACTTTTCCGTTTAACTCAGCCATTATTCCGCCAGCATCTGCAGCTGCTTGAATCGATTCTGTATTTAATCTACTCTTACCTTCAGAATCAGTAACAGTATTACTAAACAAAACCATAGCTGCACCATATGCAGCACAACTTGCTCCAAATAAACCTAGGTCTGTTTCACCCATTATTTTACTAACCCAACCTTTACGTTTAGGAATTTTATCAGCCAATTCTGTCATTAATAATCCGGCTTTCTTTGCTGTATCTATCGCGCTTAAGTTTATTACACTGTTACCTTCGTCATCTGTTAACGCGTTGTTCATGGCCACTATTGCAATTCCAAAACCAGCTACTGATGCGCTAAACGAATCGAAGTCAGCATCATTAAATGCCGCGACTGCCGGTACTGCTTCTTGTAATGAAGTAATCATTTCACCTATAGATACAGCAGCATTAACAGCTTCGACATCGATATTACCAGATACGACGTTGGAAAACTCTACCGCAGCATAACCGAATGATACCAATTTCGATAACATGATATCAAAAGTATCACTTGAACCAGTAAAAAACTCTATGAAACCGGTTAAACTTTGGAGTAGTTCAGCCTTTGTTATCATCATTAATGCTTCGCATAATGCTTTAGCTCCCATTGCTCCATCTGGTCCCATTTGTTTACAAGCAATAATAAACGGTATAGATGCGACAGCAAATTTGCTTAATTGAACACCAAGGTCGAACATACTAGGAACGAACGGTAGTAAATTAGTTATTCCTTCAATTAATTGGGCTACACATAATGCTAATATAGAAGCTACTAAAATTCCGGCACCAGTAAGAACCTGCTCATCAGCGGCGAGTTTCATTACTTCTATGAAACCATTATTTAAATTGTTAGCGAAGTCACTAAGTGCTTGACCAAATGCAGGTAAAATTTGCATTATTCCTTCGGCTATACCGGCTATAAACGCGCCAATCATTTGTCCTACTGTGTTAGCAAGTTTAATCATGATAGGAGCGCCTGTATTAATATAATCTTCTATTTGAGGATATTTTGATGCTAAGGCGCCGATTGCAGTTATTAAACCTCCCAATACAACCAATACCGCCGATAATGCTCCTATAGCTACACTAGCTATTAAAGCTAATGGTGCTAACGGAGCGACTTTAATTAATACGTCTGATATTGCGTTGAGTAAGAATACTAATATTATTGCATTTGCAGTAGCATTGTCTATGCCTTGCATTAACGCTAAAACACCGACTATAGCCAACATGGACACTATAACACCGGCTAATATAATCATAGCTGCTTTCCATCCAGCACCAAGAACATCTAACGATAACACTGCGGCAACTAAACCTAACGCGATTATTAATGGTACCATTGCCAACATAATTGCGGTTAAAGCTAGAGCGCTTGGAATAGCATTATTTACGTTCTTTAACATTAATAACGATGCCGAAATTAATATCATAGCTCCACAAACCATTAATATCAGAGCTAACATTGATTTTATAACGCTCTCGTCTAGTGTAACATTAGCATACGATAATATTACGACAGCCGCAGCCAATGCATTTATTAAAATAGCTAAAGATAATGCTGTTTTGATACTTGTTTTAACCTTAAGTTTATCCATAGCTAATAATATCGCGCCTAATATGCCCATTACTAGTGACATTATTACTAACGATTTTAATGCACCTTTTTTTATCTCTTTCGATTGACTTAATATCAATACTGCAGCTGCTAGTGCATTTATAAGGACAGCTAAACTTAAAACGGTAACTATGTTAGATTCAACATGTAAAGTATCGAGTAAAAATAAGATACCACCTATAATAACTAAAACGCCAGATATAATATATAGCGCCGTAATTGTTTTACTATCTAAATCCTTAACTTTGGATATTATTGCTAGCGAAGATGCTAACGCTAACATTAAAATACCCAACGCTATAGCTGTACCTAAAGCGGTCTTGGAATCAACACCCAATTCACACATACCGTATATAACGCCAGCTATTATTATAAGTAGTACACCTACTGAAATCATACCTTTAATAGCTTCTTTAGACCCGTTAGCGTACTTAGATGCTATCATCATGCCAGATATAGCAGCTGCCAATATCGTCATAGCGCCAACGGCGCTGTATAATCGTTCTGGCTTTATTAAAGAAAATAGTAATATAGCTACAGTCACTACTCCTAGCATGGCAACTATTGCAAGTAAAGATTTTCTAGCATCGCTTTTAACTTCACCAGCTGCAACCATCAAACCTGATATTAAAATAGCGAATATTCCTATTACAGTTACACCTTTTTCCAGCAGACGTGTCGGTACAAAACCTATCGCTACAGCCAAAGCACCCATTAAAACAATAGAGAAGGTAACTAATAATATAGTACCACCTATTGATAAAGCACTACCTTTAACATCGCCCATAAAATGATTTACTGCTATTAACGCTGACACTAATGCGGCAAATATCCATAAAACACCTATACCTCGTTCTAAGTTTTTGTCACTTATTTTAGATATAGCCTTTATAACTAAGGTCATTACTCCGAACGCGATAGCTATGTATAATATCATTTTACCGACATTACTGTATGCTCGTTTCGAACCAGCACTATTAGAATTAAGGAAATCAATAACGCCTTGAACTACCATTAATGCTATCACAAGGCCAGTAAATTTCTTTAATGCATTTATTCCTCGGTTTGTCTCTTTTTCGGGTATACTACCTGCGTATTTTACAACTTTGGCCATGACTAAAAACGCTACGGATATGTACATCATGTTCTTCCCGGCGTTGTTCATTGACTTACACAGTCCGTTAATGGCCATCATCTGTATAACCATCCATTTAAAGGCGTTTAATGTGACTAAACCTTTAAATATCGTATCAGAATCCATTTTTCCTACGGATTTCATAACGTTAGCCATTATTAAAAATGAAATTGCTATGTATACCATAGTTTTTCCAGCGCCATTGACTTTATTCGATATAGCCGATAACGGTATTAATGTTAAAGCAATAAGCCATAAAGCACCCATCATAACTATTGCTTGAGCTACGTTCTCTTGTTTTATACTAGCTAATATCGTAAACGCCAAAGCCATCAGGAAGAAACTGGCAGCTATACCTATCAGATTTAATACTGTGTCGTTTATAATCTTTTTATCTTTATCGATTTTATTAAACGATGACGATTTTTTGTCTAAAAAGTACATTAACGTCACAAGGGCTGCTAATATGATGGTTATAATTTCAATCACCGTAATTGCACGTTTCAAACCATCGTCATCGATTTTAGATAAAAGAAATATAGATGCTGCTATTAAAGCGATGCTAATTGCTATAGAATATATCATCTGAGTTACAGCTTTTATTTTTTTAGCTTTTCCTAACTCAGTCGTTAAGTTTTTAATACCGATTGATAAATTGTTTGCAGCTTTTGTTAAAATAGTTAACGGATTGTTAGATACTATTTCAGATATTTTATCTAACGTTGAATCTAATTTTCCAACTCCTTTAACTAACGAAATCGCTAATCCTCCGAAAATAATAGTACCCCATGGAATTTTAGAAAAAAACTCCAGAATTTTAGGCATGTTAGTTATTAAATATTTAACACCTGATACTGTTAAATTTTTCAGAGTAGTTATAGCCTTGCCTACGAACTTAGTAACGGCCTCTACAGTGGTCATAGTAGCATTGCCTATACCAACTGCAAATCCTTCACCAGTCAATTCACCGTATTCCATAGGAACTCTAGCCGGCGAATGTATTCCTAAAATCTCCCGTAAAGTAGATAATATAGTATTTGCTAAAAGTCCGACAACTTCTTTAACTTTAACAATACCACTTGTTAATCCGCTTACCAAACCAGATATTATGTATTCTGGTATATTATCTGTGTTTTTTAATCCATCAATCCATTTTGAAGTTTTATCTATTAACTCGGATATTACACTTCCGACTTTAGTTAAAATACTTCTTAAAACACTGCTGTTTTTTATCCAATCAACGACCTTTGTAACTACTTTTTCTATAAAATATGCTACACCTTGTAAAATAGTACCTAAACCAGACGCGATTTTATTTAATAAATCATTTTCTTTAGCCCAATTATATATTGACTTAGCAGCGTCGACTATGAGTTTGATTATCGGTGTTAATATTCGTTTTATTCCGTTTAAAATTCCGGAGCTCTTTAAAGTGTTTTTTATCCAGTTCCTAACTGCTACTATTGCGTCACCCAATGCAGCTGTGACGTCTAAAACTTTTAAGCCAAATGTCTCAAAAATAAAACGAATGGCTTTCATCGCTAGTGAAACGCCTCCACCAACGACAATTCTAATTAAATCTAATACCGCGAATAATCCATTAAATGTTCGCGTTATCTTGTCTGATACTTCTTCTGTAATTTGTAGCTCAGAAGTTAACTTTCTAAACCCAGCAATAAGATTGAAAACCGGATTTACATTGTCTAAGCTACCGAAGACGTTATTCCACGATTTGGCAATCGATTTACCGAGACTTTTTATTATTTTAACTATGTTGGACAGACTGTCTAATAATAAACTCGACATAGACAGAAGACTATGGTCTTTGACTACATCGTCTACAGAATATCCAGCTTTATTAGCGTATATACTTAATTGTGCCATTGCGTCAGATAAGCCAGAAACAGACGTTTTCGTAGCTGCGTAGTTTCTTTTTGTTAACGCTAATGTGTTGTTGCTTAAATTTATTACTTGGTTGCTATCAGAAACGTTATTAGTTAAATCATCAATTGTATTAGATAACTGTTCTGCATGTCTATACGTAGAACCAAGTGTTTCGTTTACTCCATTTTGAACTGCTACCCAGTTATAGCCCGCGTTAGTTAGTTTGTCCCAACGTTTAGCACCAACATCCCATTTTCCATTAATAACTTCGTTTATAACATCCGAAGCGTTAGTCATTATTTTAGATGTTGATTGTACCTTAGTCCCTATATCGTCAAACGTCTGCTTAACCGCTGTGAACGGTTTTAGGATTTTAGAAGCTATACTTGAAAAATCTATTTTATTAATTATAGACGTTGCCCAATTTATAGCTTTGATGGCTATATCGACTATTTTAGAGATTGTCGGAGCCAACGCGTCTTTTAATTCGTTTGTTTTTACCCTAAGAGCATTAAATAATTGAACTAATGCACCGTTTTGTTCAATCAGCGGAGAATAGAATAAAGCACCTATTCTTCCTAACGCAGATTTTACGTTTGATAAGGCACCAGTCATCGTTTCGTTAGCTTTCTTAGCATGTTCTCCGAATGCGGAATCCATAGCTTGAGAAAACATATCGAAACTGATTTGACCTTTTGATACCATATCTCTAACAGCGGCTTCTGTCAATCCAAATTCTTCAGCTAACGTAGCTGCCGCGTTCATACCTCTGCCAGACAATTGTAATAACTGGTCACCCATCAATCGACCTTGACCAGCAACCTGCGTAAATATCCTGCCAATATCTTCATACGAAGAATTTGTCATGGCCGCAACACCAGCTATACCTCGTAAAGCAGTAAACATCTGGTCTCCAGCTTTAACGTTTGATGCTGCTAACTGAGAAGCTACTTTAGCTGCTGCATCCAATCCATATGCTGTTCCATCGACAGATTTACTAACGTCGTTCATTATTTCCGAAACTTTTTCTTCGTCTTTTAATAAACCTTGTAACTGGAAGTGTGCATTTTCAAGGTTTTCAGCTCGACGTTTGCCGCCTTCTGTTACACTTTTAAGTGCGGCATCAATTCCTTTTATAGCGTACTTTATAGCTATAAAAGTTTTCACTTCAGTTCCGATTTTTGTTATATAAGAATATAAATTAGATATATCTTTGGACAATTTTGTTGTGTCCAAAGTCCGTTGTAATTTATCTAATGTGTTTATAGTTACCTTGGCATTCTTTTCAAACGACGCATTATCGAACTTCATCGATAATATTCTTTCGTCTACTCCTTTGCCACTCATAAATATTTCACCTCCGCCCATACCTCATCCACCATCTTTTCAAACACCGGCTTTAGGGCTGGATTAATATAATCTACTCCTTCAACCCATCCGCCGTTTCCAGTGGCATGTCCTGTTTGTAATATTATCGCTATGTTAACATAATTGTGTATATTAGAGTTATGAAATATCAAAGAATATTTACCTCTATTGTCGGTCTCTATTGTATAGTACCATGACTTAGACGTTAAACCGGTGTCTTTTGGTGTATACTTTTCTAAATTTTGTACACCAATTTTTCCGTATTTCTCCAGAACACTTATTTTTATAATATCTGACAACGAGTATAATAATTTTTTAGACTTTTTAAAATTACCACGACTATCTATTTTGATTATTTGTGTCATATGTTTAACCCGGTGAATGTAATTTAGCTTTTCTAGCTTCGTTCAATCTAGCTCTATCTACTAACTGAGACCTAGTCAGATTTCTCTTACCTTTCGAGTTGTTATTCTTAATCTGAAAGACTTTAAGTAAACTTAACAATCTATTCAGATGCCATTTTTCACACTCTTTAGGTATACCGCACGAGAACATCATGTAGTATATTAATTCTGACGTCATTGGCTCGTTTGATGAAGAACCTCCTCGTCTTAATGAGTTTTCGTCAAAGTAACATGCACTCATTGGGTCTTGGATGTAATCGTTTATTTCTCGTTGATTGTTCTCCGTCAATAATAAATAGGCGGAATCGTCGGTACACTTAATCGTCATACATTTTATATAGTAAAGCATCTCTTCACTAGTTTTCTTTTGCTTTGACAAAAAAGTTTTATGGTACCGACTTTCCCACCTTGAGACAGAGACAAGAGAATGTTCTAAGGTTAAACTGATTTCATCGTGATAAAGGAAAGTATTTGTTCGTTCGTCCCAATATTCCGCGGCGGGAATTTTTATTGTTAACATTCTCTTACCTCTTATGTTATATTAGTTGTTAGCCATATCTTCCTTGGCTTTTCTTACAGCGTCTGCAATATTCCTAGGAAGAATCTGGTCTACAAAGCGTGCTGCTTCATCCGCGTCAGTAAGAAGCATCATGTAATATACAGAATAAGCTTCGGACTGTCTGAAGTCTTCTCTAATCTTATCATTTTTCTCGAAACGCTTACCATCGTCAGATTTAACACCGTATGCCATCATGAGAAGTTCATCGAAAATATAAGCGATTTCCTCAATGTCGTTGGAATCAACAATCCTCTTCAGATATTCTTGATAACCACCACCACGTTTAAACTGCATCTTTGTAAGTTCAGCTTCGTTAAGATTAAAATAGAGCTTAGTCTTACAATCCAATCCGTTATAATCTTTGTATTCGATTTCTTTAATATACATATTTGTTTACCTCCATTTTGAATTGTTTCAAATATTATTCTCTGTCAGGAGTCATAAGAGTCTTCACTTCGTCGGGAAGAGGAAGTCTGGGTGCTACGCCATCATCCCCATTGGTCTGAGTGGGGTCTTTACCATAAAGAATAGTTTCAAGAGCAGCAAGCTTAGTCTTGTCGCACTTGGTAGAATCAATAGTGATACAAGATGTAGGCTTGAAACCATTCACTGATACAGGGGTCGTAGAAAGTTCCCAAGAAAACGTATTTGCTTCGGGGGAATCACTGATAGTGGAATAAGCCCTCTCGGAGGGAGATGCCTTACATCCATAGATAAGATGCAGCTTATAACCATAATCGTTACCATCAGTATCATTACCCAAAACAGTACGGTACGAAAGACCAAACGTCTCCCTCTTCTGCTGACCGATACTTACGCCAGTAACAAGGTCTGCAGTACCGTCACATTTTTCGAATTCAGAAGGATAAGTATATGCTTCAATTGTAGCACCGAATTCTTCATTACTAATAAGATTCAAATACTTAATATCGTCAGCATAAAGTGCAGTGCTCTCAGCACCAGAAGGGGATTCGGTGATTGATGTTACACCGTTCCAAGCGCATCCATCATTGTAAACTCCAGCAGTCTGAGTATAGAGAACTACGTTCTTAACACCAGTCTCATAGAAACGTTCCGAAGTCTTGTCCCATACAATCTTATTCTTACTCATAATTTTATCTCCTTTTTACCAATAAATATAAAGTACCCAATGATTCAAATTGTCAGCTGGATAAAATCTGACAAAACTCGCGTATTCGAAACTGTCTAGTATTTTATCGCATATTTTAGAATCTGGGTTTCTGTCAATGATGATTACAGAATATCTTTTGAATTGTTTATAGTTTATTCCATCTGCGTGTGAAATATCAATATCGTCGATGGAGTAACGAATAGCAGGATATTTCATCAATACATCTGGGGGAGATTGAAAGTAAACATTTTTAGATTGTAAAATTTCTTCAAATTTATTATGTAAACTAATCCTGTCCATTATACAATCCCCCGCAAGTTATAGTTACTCTTGGTGAAGTTGTAACATCTACACTAGTAACTTTCCATTTTGATTTTTTCCAGACTATATAGGAAATTCTGTGAAAATACTCCCAGAAGTATTTGTCCGGGATGAAATTTATACTAAAAGATATGTCTAGCTCATCATTAAAATCGTTCGTGCTTTTCGAATTCAAGTATTTTTTAACAAAATTTCCAGTATAAGTCTTTTCGACTACTTCTTCTCCCCATACACCGGGAGATGTTTCGACGTAATTACCGAAACCTATTTTTCCACAAAATTTCATAAATGCTTTTATATCACAATGTGGTGCTAAGCTTACCTGATGTTACGGTACCAGAACTATCAACTTTAATATATGACAAATCGACATGTCTAGGTACACCACCTTGAGTGGGGTTATTTGATACGGAAACGGGACGATAAAATGTATCGCCGATAACGACCATACACCCTTTCATAAAAACGGCGATAAGTTCATCCTGAGTAAGCTGCCTTGTGCAATCTTTATCGGCATAAGGTGTATTGTTCTTACTATATACAATAATGATTGCACTGTTCTTATCTTCTGCTCTATTATAAATCCTATCCATTGTAGGTAAATTGATTCTACTATTAAGAGAGTTAGCGATATTAGACATAGTATATTACCTCCTATGTTTAGTTGTCTGCTCGATAAAGTTCAAGTGCGATGGCGCTATGCGGCTTAACAAGAGCGCCACTGATACGTGTTTCAATAAGGTACTTATTCTGGTTATAATCGATGTCGAAGTCCTCGAACATGTTGATTGAACCACCCTTATCTGCACCTACCTTGTAGTCCTTAAGGTTTACAATAATACCCATGAGGGGCTTGCCAGTCGCGCCGTTCATGTTTTCCATGACAGGTACGGTAACAATCTTTGATACACGAAGAGCGGTAGCGAGCTTATCTACGCTATCATAGATTACACGACCATTCTTATCTTCCATGAGAAGACAGTCAGTTACATAATCTTCGGTAGTGTAGAGAACAGGATTACCAGAACCCTTATAGTCTTTACGAGTCTTAATAATTGTTCGAATAAATTCTTTAGCCACTTCATCGGAAGTAGCGGCTTTTGCTACATTTACCTTAGCCTTGATGGTATACAGGTCGTTATCTTTATAAATGGCGCGAAGGTTCTGGTCGTTGATACGGTTAGGGTCATCAGGATTACGACCATCACCAACCAAAATCGCCCTAGCAATTTCTTCGTCAAGCATAGTACGCATTTCAGACTTAATAAATGACACAACATCGAAATCGGTGATATCAATGATGTCATCCCTGTCGAGCTTCTGCTTCTTGTAAATAGTAACAGGAGTAGTTACCCTGCGAAGAGCAAGAATAACTTCATCCATTTTGACGTTACCCTTCATATAACCCTTAGCGCGAGCCTCATCTGCAGTGATGTCCGCAAAAATGCTCTTAATTCTAGAGAACGGACTGTGACTTACTGAACTCATAACCTGATTAACCCAATCCGTATCACGCTTAATTAATTCAGGCATAGTGGTACTATTTTTTGCTTCAGGGAACAGATAGTCAATATTGCTGATGCCATATTCGTCTGCGTGCTGAAGGTACGACTTCTTGAGAGAACCCATACTCTGTGCATCGTTAATAATAGTATTTAACGCAGTATGAATAAGTTCGTCGCTTGCGTTGTTTGTTTCCGGATTACTGTTTTTTTCGAAAAGATTCTTCATCGATTCATTATCTCCTTCTGAATGATTAATTTTGTCTTCGTTATCTTTTTTATTATTTTCTGTATCTGTTTTTTTATCGTCATTGAGTTCGCCAGACATAGCCAGACCAATCAATGCGTAAAACACTTTTAACTGTTCTTCATTAAAAGTTTTAATGACATCGTCCACGGTTCGATTGTCGGAGTCAGGATTATTTGAATTATTCTCCGGTTTAGTTTCAGTTTTTTTATTTTCATTGTCGTCGGCATGAGACAGCTCAATACCTTCGACACCAGAATAAATAATCGCTTCCGAATCCATACCATCACTGTGCATAATAACATCATCAATCTTAGCACCCGGATTAGCTCCAGCTAAGACCAAAGATACTTCTCTGATGTTTCCATGTCGTACACAACCGTCATTTTCCTGCAGCTGATTCGCATAAATCGACAGAGAAGTAATGTCACCGTGCTGAACCAGTGCTTTTCCTCGCTGACCGTCATTAGTATCGTTAAAGCTACAATATGCATATACGCCCTCATTAGGAACGTTCTTAAGCATAGCATGGCCTAAAACGCGACTAGGGTCTTGATGGTCATGATTCCATACGAGGGGAACTTTATCGTTATCATTATCAGCAAACGCGTTGTTGAGAATGATTCTACCATCAGTGCACCTTACGTTAGACTTAGACGCCCAACCACTAAAATCATATGTTATTGCCATTTATTTTATCTCCATTTTGATTTTGTTCTTTATTTAAATTAATATTTTCGTTAACAGTTTCCGTTTCTTTAGGCTGAGAAATATTCGGATTAACAAGTTTATCGTCCTTGCTATCACCGGTGGGCTTAAATCCTATTATCTGTCGAATCTCGTTAGATGTCATTATCTCGTTTCGTTTCATAGTATCTGATATAGACGCTATCTTGTCTACCGTAACTAATTTAAACGGGTCTCTAAAGAATTCTATACTTTGATGTTGAGACCGAGCAGTTTTTGTCAAAAACTTACGCTTCATTTCGTTTGTGAACGCCGATATTATAGGTTCAACAACGCGAGTATAATAATTCAACATCATTATTTCATCAGCTCTTCCGTTAAGTATATCTTCCGTTATACCTAATTGAGAGTAAAACGTGTCGGTTAGATACTTTATCTGTTCTGGTAAGTTATTCTCAAGTGACCGGTTCAATTGTGTAACTTTTTCACTCGAATCTATGTAACCTATTCCATATCTAGAACCAACAAGTTGCTTTTCTATAGACTCAAGACGCTCTTGCGCTCTCTGTTCCATAAGATTTGTTCTTGTATTAAACGGTAACTGTATAATCAAGTTCAGCTTTCCTCGACTCTGTTCTTCATCGAACGCGTCTAGTAAACTTAACTTTCTATTTAATCTACTGATAGTAGAGTTAGGTTCATTCATTATTGAATAAAACGGATTCTCTACTATGCATGTCGAATTCTTAGGCACAACAACGTCATACCTTTTACCGTCTTCTTCGTTATATACGGATACTTTAACATGCATAGGATACCATTCTAAGATTTTACCAACTCTAAGATTGTATATATCGTACGATTCAGTATTAAAAATATCATCGTTAGTCAAGACAGGAACTAATGCCACGCTACCATTATACAGCATAGTTTCTACGGCGTCTTGTATCAAATATCTACCGGTTTGGTCAATATTTGCACTTAAATTGAGGCATTCGTCAAGAGGACTGTGAATTATTTCTTTAAAACGACCCATCTCATCTAGCTTAACATGGTGAATGTTTACGTATGACACATCCATAGCTATCTTAGTGTAAATAGATGTTTGTAAATTCTTTATGCCATATTGGTACCCGTATAGTCTATCTGACCTAACGGATGAACTCATACCGATATCGCGGTATTCAATAGTGGGGTCTCTATTTTTAAAAACTGACCACACGTCTTTTAATTTACTTAGAATTCCCATATAACTCCATTTTGATTTTTACAATTTTATAAAAGATAAAATTAATTTAGCTACGTTGAATATTTTATTAATTTTATCTTGTTTGTCATCAGAGAAATAAACGATATGTTCTTTCTTTGATAAGTTCATATCGTTCGTTATCAGCAGTAGGAATCTCTACAGAATGCATTATAAGAATGTCTCTTAACCAACGTGCATGAGTAAACTCGTCTTTAGACATCTCGAAAAATCCTTTCGCCTTTTTACTAAATGCAACATCTGCTCTCATTTTCGAACCGATTTCATAATATTTGTCAGAGTCATTAAGTTCTTCTTGAAAGTCTTTAAGCATAGATTTGGTATCAATTTCCATATTGTTATCTCCTATTCAATCATGTATTTATACAAAGTATCTATATCGTTATTCTTCAGAGTCACACCGATTGATATTCCGGGTATTTCGATTTTTATTCCTGATTCAGGCATATTTGCTTTGATTTCGCTGTAAATTAAATCTAAATCGACATCACCGTTTTCATCAAACAATTCTAACATCTCTACGAAAGAATTCTTTTGAAGTTTAGATAGTATGTTAGAAAGTTTTTTAATAAAAATACTAGATACGCTAGCAGTTACCAAACGTTTCCATCCGTTCAACTCTAATTTATCGATTAACTCGGAATCGATAAATTTAGCTAATCCTGTTTCAATTTTACTAATACTTACCATACTTAACCTCCATAAAACCAGAAGAGGTTAGGGGAGACCTCTTCTGTCAAAATATCAATAAACTATTACTGAGTACTAATTACGTTATCTGCAGCAACTACGTCCGCATGTCTGCGCTGGTAACGGATTGTATAATGTTTGCGCAGTAGTCGCTGTACCGGTTGTGACGTCAGCGACCTGTTTAGGATAGAACGTAGAATTAGCATAAGTAACTATAATATCATCAGAGCAACGCCTTTCATGACGTTCATTATCAATTGCACCACACAGTTCAGTCTTAAGACATTCAAGGCGCTCATTAACCATACTAAACGAATCTCGATTTGCCTGTTCTGTAACTGCCTGAGCTGCGAACTGTTTTTCAAACTCTATAAACTTGCCATCAATGTAACGATATAATTCCAGCATCTTCTGGTCGCCATAAATGTTAGCGTCTTTAAGAGCAAGTTCTGATTTAAGCCTCGATATTTCCTGAGACTGGTCTAATTCGTACTTAGTTACAGTACGGCTGTTTTCACAGTCTCCGTTACAAACTCCATTTTGAAAATTACGATTCATAGCAAAAGGAATCCCACCTAATAAATTTAATGCACCCAAAGAACTACCAATTATTCCAGTCGTCAAACCGGCTTTAGCTACACCACTACTATGTTGTTTATGTTCCAATTCCATAATATATACCGTTCTTTCGTTTTTAGTTATATTGATACTCAAGTTTCGGTTTTATAAAATCTGCAATGGAATCGCCTCTTTTCAAAGAATTCACCCCTAACCAAATAGTTTATTAATCGAACATGTCTCTGTGAAGTTTAAAACTTACAAATGCGTCGAGCAAAGCTGCTACGGCGTCAATTTTTTCGTCGTTTCTCTTTTTAGTGAGTTTTCTGTTTTTGTTAGTATCCTCCATAACGATACAATTACCCATACAAAATTGCATTATGTTTTGGTCGAAATGTAGTAACCGACCTTCCGCTAATTTCTTTATTTCTCCTAATGGCACGGATTCTGTTTTAAAACCTTGTATAACTTTTTCTATACCGTATGGCCCAAAATCTCGTTCCCATTTTTCTACGAATGTTGCGGCATTAAAAGGGTCATATCCTAAGCATCGAACATCCAATTGTTGGTCAATTATGTATTGATACAATTCTTCGTACACATAACTTAAATCCAAAATAGTGCCATTTGTAACGATTAAACTGCCTTCATCAATAAAAGTCTCATAGGTACTTCTAAGTGCTAATGGTAATTTATACAAGGTTTGTTCGGTTATGTAGTTACGTGTTTTTATGCCATAGTTCTCGTTTCCCATCGGGAACAGGAAAGTGAAAGAGCAGAAATCATCGCCTCTAGATAAGTCCGCTCCTAATGCACACGGAAGCTGTCTATAATCGCTAACTATATTTGATTTCAACGTTTCTTCATAAGTAAAGAAATAGGTATATCCTTCCATTGGTAAGCCAAAACGTTTAGCAAGTATTTCGTTTCTTACTGATGGGTTATTTTCTGCGCGTTCAACGTCTAACTGATATGTTTCATAAGAAACAGTCAAACCGATATTAGGATTAGCTTTCACCCACATTTCAGGATGAGAAACTTCCGCTACATCGTCCAGTTTATACCACCATATAGACACATGTGGATTGTAGTATTCTCCTTTTAAAATTCGCATTAACTCCATTTTGATTGTATCGCCCGGGCCGTTCCTTACATTTCCTTCTGACGACGTAGCTACAATAACATAATCGTTATTTTTAGATGAACCTTGCTCTACAGCAGCAACTACATCTTCTCTTATGTCGCACGACAGCCATTCATCGATTGTATTAACTGAACTTCTTAGACCTTGAAGTTTGTCTATAGACATAGGATACACTTCTAGTGTAGAACCGTTTAATCTGTTCTCTATTCCCTTTTTAGTAGACGCTAATTTTTGTCTAGTCTCTGGGTCTCCTGTGGTATTATACTTAGAACCGATTGTCAATACCTTGAAGACAGGTCCTCGTTTTCGCAAAATAGCAGTTTTTAAAGGACCAAGTACTTCTTCTGCTTGGCGCATCGTGTATGCTACAGTAACTTGTTTAGACGCCTTTTTATTTACAGTTAGAAAGTATGCTTGTATACATGTATCGTACAATGTCTTAGATGCACCTCGTCCTACTATAAGGTATTGCTTGCTGCGTAGTCGTTTTTTAATGCGTTTGTTAACATATCGACCTCCGCCAGTCCCATCTGGCACATAAACACTTTTTGTTATATAGTAATACCAGCCAAGTAAATCTTCAGCCCATAGTTTAAATGAGTCTAATAAATGTAAATCTTCTCCATCAGTTAAAGTTAATTCATTTTCACAAAAAAATATAAATCCTTCCACAATACTATCATCATAGTAATAGTTAGGATTCTGTATTAATTCGTCTATGCGGTTCATCTGCATTTCTACTTGCTTGTTTACAAAAATTTCTCCTCGTATTACTTTTTGTCTAAACATAGAATAATACTTTGGAGCGGCAACATTTGATAACATTTTTAGAATCCCTTTTTATTAAAATATTCAATTAAAAGTTCGTTCATTTCGTCGAACGATTTATTGAAGTCTAAATCATTTATTTTTTTGTTTTTTATTTTATTAACAGTCTGCTTCGCTTTATCGGCTGCTTTTTTAATATCATTTTTAATCTCTTTATTAACTGATTTAGAACCTCCAGTTAGCGTTTCAACAATAGGCGATATTGCTTTCCCGACTATTTTCTGACCACCAGCTTTAATCGGAGGAGATACAACTTCTTTTAATAGCCATCCACCAACTTTAGACAGCGCACTTTTTTTAGCAATCGGAGCATATCTCTGTATATCCCATATCTTCTTGTTCAGCAATAAATCTTCTTCTTCTTTTAAGTCTTTTAACTTTTTGTTCTCTATTATTAATTTTATTGCTTTTCGATTGCTGTCTCGTTTCTTGTTTAATTTATCAATTCGTTTTTCAACAGCTAACTGCTCTTTGTAATTTTGACCTATTCTACGTCTACCAGCAGCAGTTAAAGAACCATCGTAATTCTGGAATCGTCTAACGCCCCATCTTTGCCCTTTTATGCCATGATGTTGTAAAATATCATTTGTAAAATCGACGCTCCAAGCAACTGACTTTTTCTTAGCTTTTTCACGCCATTTTAGGGTTGCATCTAATGCTTTCTTTTCTTCTCTTTTAGAGATTTCATCAACTGAATCAACTTGTAAGAAGCTTCTATCAAATAATATCAATGGGTCATATCCCTCTTTTATTTGTCCATAACGTCCACCGATAGACGCTTCATCAGGCATAGCGTTATATCCCATTTTAGATAACCTACTTATAACTTCATCTTTAAGCTTAGTATTTAATCCAAACGATTGTGTAGCATAATACGCCAACATGTCAGGATTCATTCTATTATATCGAGCCACCTGTTCTTTTTCGAACTTCGCAACGTCGTTATCATAATAATTTTTAATAAGGTCCCTAATTGAAGATTTACTATACATCACTAAAGCTCTAGACATAACTATATCGCTCAGGGTTTTGTTTCTATCTTCATTTATTACATCAGATATGACTTGTACTTCCGTTTCACGACTAGGTATCTTTAAATCTTTTTTTAAAGTGTATTTATACTCATAAGATTTATCAGCTCCGGCTGTGTTTCGTACCCATCCGCCTTTATATAAATTCCGTTCTGGGTCTAAATAGGTTACATAAGCAGTACCATTTTGATTTTCATTTGGGTTTATCGACGTACGATACATTTTTGTGCCAGCCGGTATAGACCGTTCTTCTGTTAAGAATGTTCTACTTTCAACTTTGTTAGCTAATTTATTAACATCTTTTCCATACCGTTCCCGTCCTTTAGCGGTCCATGAACCGTCTGGATTCTGATATCGTCTAACACCCCATCTTTGTCCTATTATACCATGATGCTGTAACTCGTATCCCATAAATTAATTCTCCATTCCTAATCGGAATTCTAATTCCCGAATTAAATTTTCATATGATGATAAAGTCGATGAAGACGGAGGGTCAAACAATATTTTAACGCGAGCATATATGTATGTTTTTAAAGATTGGAACGATGACGCTTTATCTTTTAATAAATCAGACCAACTTGTTGTTTTATCGGTGACATAGAAATCGTAATCTATGGCACCGACTTGTTTTAATGTTATAAAACAAGTATTTATGTATGTAACCAATTCATCGTCAAAGCAGTCGTCGTCCAAGTCTATCTCTAACATGTTTTTTATAGTTGTTAATATACTTTCTTCCATGTAATCACCATAATTTAGTATCATTCTTAAATCTAGGCGTGTATTCAAAAGAACCATTGTCTCTGGAATAATGTATTAAATTATGTGTATTGTAGCGAACACAGACTAAATTGTTCATGTCTATAAGTTTAGGACTATGATTGATTATGTCATCATAAGTAATGGGAACTATATGATGTATCATTATTCGGTCATTCTTGGTATTTATGTCATAACCTTCTAAAGCCATATCGCATCCATTGTCACGTATGATAACATTTCTTCTAATCTTCTTCCATTCTTCTGACATGTAAAATTTTTGATTAAAATATCTATTTCCGCCGAAAGTGTTTTCACAAACATTAGAAAACAAACGTAAATAATCAAGTCTTTCGTCAAACGTTTTTAATACTATTAATTCGTTATAGTTCTTCATCTTCGCCTGAATATTTCGTGAAAGCTTCAATAGCTTTCAAATATAATTCTTTGTCTTCCCTAGAATCGTTTATGGCGTTTGTCTTGGCTGCTTTGAGTGCATTGTCTGCCTTCAGCGATTCCAACTCAAGCTGATACTTAACCGTAGCCAGTCTCAGATAATGAGTTATTATCTGAGAAGAGGCAGTTCCTTCTATAAGCTGTTTTTCAGCAGCATCCATCGCCAAAGATATCAAATGGTTTTCTTTTCCTTCTTGGGTTAAAAAGCTAGCTTTTTTATTAGCCAATATTACCGCCTCCTCCCATTTTGATTTTTAAATTTTTTATTTAACGTGAGTTGGTTATCTTAACTGATAGGATAACCGACCCATTTGTCGAATTTACGAGCGCTCTCTTTGTTACGACGTCGAACAGTCTTGTCTCTGGCTCCACTCCTCCATATATCAGATAAATACTTTGCATCTTTATCTGATATAGGTAAAGCTTTATGGAAAGATACATCGTTATTATTAAAAAGTATTATCGACTCAATGAAATTTTGTCTTTTGTTATCACTACCGAATTTTACATCAAAATCATCGATAATCGCATTATAACCTTGGTCGCTTAAGTTTTTAAAGAAAGCGCGCTTAGCTTTCGAATCTTCCATGAAAGTTCCTACGAATAAAATGTATGCTCTATCTAATGCGTCGTCTTTTTCAATGTTTTTAACTTCATTTAAAAACTCTTTAACTAATTTATTTCTATAGACTTTTTCGCCTTTATCGATACCGGGTTCATCAGCTTTATACATCTCTTTAGCCGCGTTCTTAACCTTTAAACCGTCAAACGATTTAATAAACGCATCCATTACTTTCTCATAAGAAGGTATAATTACATTCTTATTTAGTTTCATCGTTGCTATCTCACCGGTGTCATGATTTATCATTTCGACATGCAATCCTGCGCCATCTAGTCCAGCACTAGCAGAAGCGTAATTAAAAGCGTCTATTTTATCAAGAGTCACATACATTCTACGACCATGGGTTTTAGTGTGAAATTGCCCTTTTTGTTGAACTCGATATACGTCAGTACCTTTATCGATTTTTATATCATTGTCTCTATCTTGTCCTAGGAACTTTCCGTGTTTTCCTTTAGGATAAGGTTGATAACGTCTAATACCCCACTTTTGTCCTAAAACGCCATGGTGTTGTAAATAAATATCCATACATATTTTTACCTATATGCGTCTAGTTCTTTATATCTATGCAGAGCCCAATCACGAAATTCTTGAGCGTCTCGGAGCGTAAGTTTAGTTGTGAGTTCTTTTTTTATAGACTCTCCTAGTGACATTTTTCCTAACCAAACGGCCGCAGTAGAAATTTCGTGTGCGATGTCTAAATCACTTTGCATTTTAATAAATTTCTTTATTTTAGACATCGATTCGTCGTTATCAGCCTGCATGTATCTATGAAGAGCTTTGTCACGATATGATTGCGTTCCATGAAGTGTAAATTTAGTTGTAAACGATTTTTTGAGTAGCTCACCAAGTGACATTTTTCCTAACCGAAACGCGCCTGCAGAAGCTTTCTGTCCAATGTTAAAATCACCTTACATTTTAATCAATTTCTTTATTTTAGACATCGATTTTACAGTATCGTTACCTTTAACGGTTTTATTGTCATTATGCGAATCTTGTCCAAGAAATTTTCCGTGCTTTCCTTCTGGGTATGGTTGGTATCGTCTTACACCCCATTTTTGACCTAAAACACCATGATGGTATATCTCAGTATTCATACATATTTCACTTCGTTTTATAGAGAGTTCCAATTAAATTAGCTCCATTAATTGTGAGATTAGTTTCAACTTTCGACGGAACGATATTAGAGAAATTAACATGGTTATTCACAAACATATTAAGAGCATATTCAGTTTTAGGACCATACTTACCGTCTTCTAAGAGACGCTTTCCATTCATGTCATGATAATGCATTTCATTCAGAAACTTCTGAAGTTTCTTTACGTCATCGCAACTAATATTTCCTTCTTTTCCAAAAATAATAGGTTCCATATTGTTCTCCTTCCCGTAATCATAGTACCCTATATTCATATCTACATCTCCGATAATACCAGTTACTTTTCCGACACCATACTGCCAAATTTTGTAATCACCTGTGTATTTCGGTTTACCTGTAGTATATTCAGCCAGCCAAATATCATATTTCTTGACTGCTTCAGCTGGAATCATATGCATAAGCCAATATCGAGAGCTGTACAGCATTGGTATGTATTTACCATCTGATAAGATGGTTTGACAAAACGCGTCAATAATCTTGCCTCGCATTGCGAGACTCATATCTTCGAAATGTTTAGACTCGAAGTCAAACACAACAGGGTATGTTAACTTATACTGCGAACATTCTTTAATTACCCTTTTTGCCTCAGCCACAGCGTCGTCTATCGTTTTAGCTTTACTATATACATACACACCAACAGGAATATCATTTGCTATCGCGTTTCTCATGTTAGTGTGAAAACACTCGTCTACTCTACTCTTACCTTGTAAACACTTAATGAAGGCGAAATCTATTCCATATTCTTTTACGGCCTTCCAATTAATGTCACCTTGATAATGAGATACGTCAATACCCGATAATTTTGTCATAAATATCAATCCTCATAAATAATTGCTAAACCATAAGCCTTCGCGATTTCGTGTTCGATTTTGCATCCCCTAGCTGTTTCCCATCCTTTTATAAAATATACAGAGTCACACTTAGACATCTTTTCTATTGATTTAGCTAAGTATGCTACAGGTTTATGTTTAGTATCCTCTGCAATGTAACCATCATCAGTGTAGTCAGTGAAAAAATTATCAATCACATCGTAACCTAACGTTTTCAATGTGTTAATAGCCTTTTTTCTGGCCTCGATGATTTTCTCACTAGAGAGGTCTTTCATCGGTTGTGAAATCATTATTGTTCGTTTCATTGTTTTAGTCTCCTTTGTCATATTTCATATTTTCATTCGGTCGTTATATCTTAACTAAAAACCTTTCATCGTCAAAAGTTTCAGGGATTCCATTTGCAACGGAAAGCGCAACGTCAACGCCGTTGGTGTAATGATAGCCCTTAACAACACGGATTCCCGCAAACCACTCGAAGGGCTTTGTAACAGTCCCGACAGCATCGGGGTCTGGTACAAGCTCCCACGCAAACCCAGCAATGCCACGGTAAATCAGCTTCCATTTAAACCCGATTTTTGGCGGTACGGTCGGGGTATGAATCGTCGGGATTGATTCGATATAAACACGCATTTTATCTTCAAACCCCGCTGTATGGATTTGATGTTGTGTCTCAATTGTCGCTTCCTGATATGCCATTATCTCATCAGGGGTCATATCGATTATTTCTCCGTTAACACATTTTTTCATGCTTTCACCCCATAAACAACCATTTGTGCACCAGCTTTTATTTCTCCTCCGGTATGCGTCCAAAAAAGACTTTTTACCCCTTGCGATATATCTTTAGCGTAGGTGTCGGCAACATAATTATCAAAAATACTGTCACCCCAGCCAGCATGGAGACATTGAGGTTTCCACTCTCTGGCAATGGTGCATCGTCCTCGATACCAGTTATAAGCGCCGTCATGCGCAGGGTACGGAGACGAGCTAAATTCGCCAATAATCGTATACTTTCCTGCGGCAGCGTATGGTGCGTTAAATATGTACGCTATGTCTGCGCCCCCGGGTCGCGTTTCCGTGTTCGGGTATACCCACACCTGACTTCCAACAGTAGTTTCACCCAAAAAAATCGCACGTATTTTCTTGTAATAACCACCAAAAGGTTGATAGATGAATGATACGTCTTCGGTTGTCGTAACTTGACAAACCTTTTCCCACACCTCTGTGCCCCCTGCTGCCATGTCCACGGCTTCCCACGCAGTTGGTTTTCCGTCAGCGTCAACGGCTTTAACCTTGACGGTCTGACCGACAGTCGCTGTTACACCGAGAGAGATGTCAGTACCGCTTGGAATGTTGATGTCCTGCAAAGCATCATACACAGCTTTTGCAGTCGGTACATTTTTGTTTGTCGATTCTGAGTTTACTTCAGTGGTTAAACTTACGCTGTTTATTTTCAATAAAATTGATTCTAAAATATCACTATACTCTTCTTCAATGTGTGAGTTAGTTTCAAGTCCTCTCTTTATAGATGCCTTAGCAACAGTTGTGTTCCATTCTTTTTCTATTATACCAGTCTCAGTTACCTGTCTAGCACAAAATATAAATAAACAGTTGCCTCTACCAGCAGTTACTTTACCTTTCAATTTCCAAGTAAATGTTATGTTATCGCCATCCGCTAAAATATCATCTATCAAATACGAATCGCGGTAACCTTTAGCATTCATATAGTTAATTCTGCATATGCATTTAGTTAAATCGAGATTGTCGCCAACTATTTTAGGACACGAGAACTCTATTCGTTGTGTATTTTTGTCAAATTCAACACCAAAACACTCAGAATTGTCTAAAAATATAATTTCTCTGGTATTTGAATCAATAGAACATTTCATTTTTAACCTCGTTTACATATTTCTTATAATATTTTACAACTACAGACAAGAATTTATACAAGGAGGAAGACTTTTATTATGCATTGGAGGAAGATACATAAGGTTTTTCTTGTCTGTATGTGTAAAATATCATAGAAACATGGTACTTTTTATACACTTTTTCAGTATTTTTTTGGAAAAATATCCCTCCGGAGATTTTTCTAGGAGCCGCCCGATGCAAGGAGGGGGGTTGTTTTTCAGACCCCCCCCGGTGTGCTACAAACGACGCTGCGGTGGGGTAAAGCTGTTTTCAGTAGAAGAAAAAGTATTTGAAAAA